CAATTACGCCGCCAGGCTTCAGCACGCGCTTCAGTTGCCACGCCACCCCGAAGAAATCCCAAGAGTGTCCACCGTAGGTGCGTAGGTCATCGTATGGCGGGCTTGTCACCACCAAGTCAATGCACTCTCGCGGCAGTTGCCCGAGCAAGTCGCAGTTGTCGCCGCAGTGAATCTTGTCCAGTTCCAGCATGGTCACTCCGTAGTTCCAGCCGTATAACCCGGCAGTCCAGCGGACGCCGTGCCGGCGCCGCTGACTTCTGCGTTAGGCCACTTGCAGCGCGGCAAGAGCCTTCGGCAATTCGTCCTTCTCCACGGTCTTCTTGAAGCCCACGTTGCCAGCCGTGTGGAAGACCACCACGCCCTCGGGCTTCATGAAGCCGGGCGCGGCCACGCTGCCGGTGAGCCGCAGGCTTTCAATGCACAGATCAACTGCCGCAGTGTCAAACGGGCCTTGATACAGCACCGGCACCAGCCCGCAGCAGGGTGGCAGCACGTCTTGCGTGCGCGTCACTCGCGGGTCGGCGGTCGGGTAGGTCTTCGGCGCGGTGCCGTGCAACGCCCACCGCTGCACGTTGAACAAGCTGAACCGCTTTTCGCTCAAGCCGTACCGGCGCTGAATGCCGGCACCCCACCACTCGCCAAAGTGGCGGCCAGGCCCCAGCGTCAGCAGTTCGTCGCGGTGCGCTTCAACCCACGCGGCAAAGCCGAAATTGTCATCGGCCGGGGTAATCCAGCGCGTGCGGCTGCCGGCCAGCAGTGTGCCATCTTCGCCAATGAAAACCTGCGCGTTCGTGCCGTCGATCTTCTCGGTCACGATCACTTCGCGGGTCAGCCGCGCCATCTTCGGGAAGTCTTGAAATTCCATGTCAGTCGTCCTTTCGTTCGTTTCTCAACCAGTGGCCTAACACCAGGTCAACCGGACTGCCTGCGGCAGCCGGTTACCAAGCCGTTAGACCCCAGGTGCATGCAGCGTCTTGGTGTTTGACGTGCCAGCCTCACGGCATCTCTGGCGACCCGCCTCAAAAACGCCGCGCGTGAACTCGCTTTTGAACGGGTTCTGCTTGACGCCATGTTCTTCTGCCGCCCAGCCAAGGCGGAACGCTGACGGGTTGTCCCAGCACAGGGGCGCCAGCGTGGCCCATGGTTCGACGGTCAGGTCGATCTTTTCTTTGTACCCACCATGGGGGCACTCTGTGTGGTGCATGTCCTTGTCCATATGGTCTTCTTATCGGTGTTGTGGCTGGGTCTAACCGCCAGTTCAACCGGACGCCAAGGCGCGGCTTAATTCAGGGGTTAGATTGCATCGCACGCTTAATGTGGATCAGCGTGCAATCTTCTCCGTCTGCAAGATGCTTGTTTTCTTGTAGCGTTCTGCATATTGCCTCGCGCAGCCTGAAATTTTCAAGTTGCAGGTTTCTAAGTTCGATTTTGAAAGCGTTGGCTTCACAAAACCTCGCGCATGGCGCAGGGTGCTTCCCATCTTTTTGTAATTCGTGTCTGTCCATGGTTCTAACCTTTCATTCAACCCGGACGCCTGACGGCGCCGGTTAATTCAGGCGTTAGGCGTCACAGTTCCATCGTCTGTTGTTCAGGCGCGGCCACTGGTTCAGGCGGCAGCAACTGGCCTTGCGCTTGGGCTCGGGCTATGCGCTCGCACGCAATATCGAAATACTTGCGCTCGCGCTCGATGCCGGTGAACGCCTTGCCAAGCTGCACGCACGCCACGCCAGTGCTACCCGACCCCATGAACGGGTCCAGCACCGTGGCGGGCTTGCCAGCTTGGTCCAAACACCAGGCCATCAGCCGCAGCGGCTTTTGTGATGGGTGTTCTTTGTTCATCCCTGTATGCGCCTCTACTTGCGACATTCGGAATGCGTGGGCGTTCTTGTTCATGTTTGTCCAGGCCATCTCAAAGTGCGCCGTTGAATACCAAGCGTCCGATTGCTTTTTGTCCCACAGCAGCCAGCACCGAGAAGGCGGCAGCGGGTAGTAATTCCCACCCCAAACAATCGCCGCGCCAGCTTTTGAAAGCGCCATCTGCACCGCATCGTTGGCAATGACTAAATCCCAATCCTGTGCGCCCCACAGCTTCCCGCCACTTCCAACAGATGCAGCGCCAGTGCCAATCCCGTAGGGCGGGTCCGTCAGCAGTAGGTCATGCTTAGGCAGCAGCGGCAGCACCTCGCGGCAGTCTCCGTGCCAAAGTTCCGCGTTCCCGATCACCACTTTCTCTGCCATCTCAATTCCTTTCTATCGTGTGCCGCCTAACCGGGCGCTCAAGCGGACGGCTACGCCGCCGCTTAGCTGTCTGGTTAGGCCCCTTTCAGGAACGCGATCCAGTGCGTTTTCTGCTGCTTCCCGCTGCGGTGTCCGATCAGTGGCTTCTCCGGCGTCAATGCCAAAATCTGCGACACGGGAATCTCGTCTTCGCACCACTTGAATATCAGCGTGCCATCTGGCTTGAGCACCCGGAAACACTCGGCAAATCCGGCCCTTAACATCCCGCGCCAGTCGCCCTTCAGCGTTCCGTACTTCAGCCCGACCCAGCCAGTGGCGCCGTTGCGCTCGAAGTGAGGCGGGTCAAACACGACAAGGGCGAATGTCTGATCGGCAAATGGCAGCGCGGTGAAGTCGGCTTGGTGGTCTGGGTCAATCACCAGATCGCGCGAGCCGCCCTTGCTCGAGACGTCTGGCAGTGTGTGGCGCTCCCGGCGCTTGTCCACAAACACGGCACGCGCGTCCTTCCGGTCGAACCAAAACATGCGGCTGCCGCAGCATGCGTCAAGTACCTTTTTTTCCTCGCTCACTGCAATCTTCATATCGCTCCTATCCGGCCCACTCCGTGAGCCTCTGAATCAAACGCTCGGCCTGGCGGCCCAGCTTGGTGTGGTGCCCACATCGGGCGGTGTCGGTGGCATGGCCTAACCGGGCGTTGCAGCGGACCCGCAGGCGGGCCGCTGAACTTGGGGTTACTCTTTCGGCTGTGCGCTCTCACAACGCACATGCGAAAGGGTGCCCGTTACGCACGGGCAAGCGTTTACCAGAACGCAATAAAACACGGCTTGCCATCTTTGGTGTAGTCAATCAGCGCCGCCAAAAAATCACGCTCGGGCTGCAAATGTTCCGCAAGCCTATCGTGAGCCGCTTTTAGCTGATCGTGCGAAAACTCCAAATAGCCACCACACCCAGACACTCCGCAATCCATCTCAACGCACTCAAGCGCGCGGTATATTTCTCTGCCCAGTTTGTTGAATGCACCACGATAAAACGATGCTATTTCTTTGTTTGTCTCTCCGTTTTCGTCGGTTGGCGCTTGCTTAAAGCCAATTACATCATGCCCCATAAATACCCCTTGAGTTTGTTGGTGCCCGATGCGCTCGGGCGGGCGATTAAATCAATCGTTATTAGCCGGAGCCGTCGCCGTAGCCGTAGCCGTCGCCGGAATATGATGACGCTCATGCTGCTTGCTCTCCGTCGAGTTTCAGATTGTTGATCTCGCCGTTTTCGATCCACGCGACATCAAAGGTTTCAGGCATGCCGGTCGGCGCTGTTTTCAGCGTGCCGGCGACAATGGCGGTTTCGATATCGCAGCTGGTGGCTGCGTCATCCAGTAGATCGATCAGATCATTCCGGCCTTGCATGTCGAGCACATCAAAGCGATCCAGAACGATCAGCTTGAGGCCTGACAGCTTTGCAATGGTCAGGGCAAGCAGGCAGTCAGCGCGCCACTTCTCCGACTCGCTGAGCAGGGCGTAAGGCCGTCCAGCTGCGGTGATCTCCATGTCGGTGCTGATCTGCACGCGCGGCCAGTCAACGAATGATGCGGCCTGGTGCAATGCGTCATTGGCGGGGCGAAGGGCGCCGGCCAGGATCTCGGCGGGGATCCCGCTGGGTGACAATGCGTCAGCGATCAGAAGCCATCCGGCAACGTCGGCGTGGTGCCTGGCTGCGTCTGCCTCTTTGGTTTGTGCGGTGGTGAATGCGTAGGCTGCATCCTTCAGCGCATCAAGTCGTGCCTCGGCGGCCTTCAGCTTTTCGGTCGCTGCGTTGACCGCTTCCACGAAGTCGGATACCCGGATCTCTTTTACTTCGTTGATTTTGTCAGTAAGTTTTTGGGCCTGTTCTTCTGCGGCTTCAGCGGCAACGATGTCCCGCAAGTCGTTCGCTACTGCTCGGGCAAACATGTTCCGTGACGCTTCCAGTGCGGCCGCGTTGGGAGCTGCAACGTCAGGCGTGTCGCTGTCGTCTTGTGTCAGCGGTTCGCCGTGCTGGGCTTTGTAGGTCGACACGTGGGCGGTGGTGCGATTGATCAGGCCTGCATGCTGATCCCAGTTTTCGCAAACGTTGAAGTTATTGACCACGCCTTGTGACTTGCTGACCAGATCCAGCCATTCACTTGCTACAACCGCAAAGGCGTCGAGCATTGCGTTGTCGAGTTTGGCCGTAGGGCGGGCGGCTGGCTTTGTCTGCACGTATGCGGCCTTGGCTTCTGCAACCTTCGCCTCCCACTTGTCGAGTTCTGCCTGGTCGACGGCAAGCTTTTGCTTGTGACGTGGCAGCTGGTTCGCCTTCTCTATTGCCTTTGCAAGCGCATCGCGATCGGAGGCAATACTCTCTGAGATCTGCCGTGCCCGGCCCAGCGTTTCTTGCGCCCGGTCTTTCTCTTGCGATAGCGCAATCACGGCGTCATTCAGGTCAGCCATTTCCTGCTGGTCTGGGCATGCTATGGCTTCAGGCTTCCATCCATCTGCCTTCTTCTCGCCGTAGGTTTCGCCAGTCACTGCGCGCCAGGCGCCTCTGGCTTGGGTGGCCTGCTCTTTGGCAAAGCCCTCGGCGGCTGGGAATCCTGAGCGCAGCATTGGCAGCACAAGGTCAATGCGTTCCTGCGTTGCGCCGCGCTGGATCAGGCGCTTTGTCACCTCGGCGGCGTCTACCTTGCATCCGGTCAGCGCAAATAAAGTTGCGCGTCTGACATCAGGCGTTGCCCGCGCAAAGTTCTGGGCATCAAGCACAAAGCCGATATGGTTGCCGAGCTCTGCCGGCGCTGTGTGCTTGCCGTCTGGCAGTGTGTAGGCAAAGTGCAGCTGGTTCTCGGTGATGACGTCTACGCCACCGCGCTTGGCGCCTTCGGTGACAAGCTTGCTCAATTCCTTTTTCAGGCCTACACGCTCGGGGTTGCCAAGCAGCGCCAGGCGGATCCCTTCAAGCAGCGATGACTTGCCGGCACCGTTGGCGCCAGTAGCCATCAGCACGGGCTTGGTGAGCTGTAGCCGCGCACTGCGCAGCCCCTGAAAGTTGGTGAGTTCGATTCTTGAAATTTTCATTGTTCAGTCGCTCCAAATAGGGCGGCTTTCACCGCCCCGTGGTTCAGTCGAGGTTGCGGGCTTGGCGCTGGCGTGGTGCCGGTGCGCGTTGCGGTTCTGCGGGTGCTTCTGCTTGTTCAAGAGGCAAATGCCGCTCAAGCTCTTGGCGATCGCGCTCGTTCAGGCCGCGACTGATGTCCATGGCCGTGTCGATGTCGCCCTGGCGCGCAGCTGCAATTGCGTCCTGCAGGCCAAGGCCAAGGGCATTGGGTTCGTTGCGGGTAACCTCTCCTGTGCTGGTATCGACAGTTTCGTTATCGTCCTGGTAACGCTCTGCGTCCGAGTCGATGACGCTGAAATCGCCATTCAATGCCTCATCCAGGCCTTGGCTTTCTCCGCGTGACGATCTGTCATCAAGGGCGGAAGCGGTTGCCAATTCGATTGATACGGGCAGGTACTTAAAGAGGCGGCGCAGTACCGTTTTGCGGCCCATCTCGACAAAGTGCTGACCCCAAACGGTCTTGGTTTTGTCCTTTGCAAATTTGTAGTTCTGGCTTGCGTCGCGGATCTCTTCGATCTGCTTGGCGCTCATAACCTCGAATGCATACCCGCCACCGACAAGCTTTGCGGCTGCGTAGAAGGCAATGACTTGACCGCGATCGCCAAGGGCGGGGCGATGAACAAGCTTTTCATCAAGACCGTACTCATATTCAAAGTGGTCTTTCTGACAAACCTCGTGCGCTGATATGCTGACGATCTGCCCTGAGCGGCGCGCAAGATCAATCAGGCCTTTATATCCAAGGATAATTTGCACCTCTGTAATGCCCTTCTGGCGGTTCTCGAACGGCAGCAGATAGGCATGACCAAGCGGGGTGTTTGGCTCAAGGCCCAATTGCGCACACTGCACAATGGCACCAAAGAGAGAATCTGTGCGGCACTGCATCAGCTTTGGCGTGGTACGCAGCGCGCCCAGGGCGAGTTTCAGCATGCGCTCGGCGTCCATGTGTTTCGGCAGAACTGCCGCCATGGTTGCTTTCTGCGACTCGAAAAACTTTTTAACGCTTCCGATACCGGCATCTTTTGCGATCATGGTGCTGGTGCGTTTCAGGTCTGCGATGTTTGTGGCTTGGCTCATGTGATTAACCTTTAAATTTACAGGTGGAAAAACGGGGGCAGTAGCGTGCACTGCACAGCGTTGACTTCGAGTTTCCGTAAAAGCGTCCTGCGTGGATGATCCCGGCCGCATGCTCAAGCAATCCGGGAGATTCTGAATCGCCAAGCAATGCAGCTTTGGCGTTTTTGATTTGGCCGGTGCCGACCTTCTGCGTCGTTTTGGCGGTCTGCATGCCAATGATTTCAGCGGGCGCGGTGATTGGCTGGCCAATGGATCGCTCTGCAAGCAACTCATAAACGCCCAATTGCGGGCCGTGACCTGATGTCACTGCGCGGCCATCGGATCCGACCGCGCGGCCACCGGTTTTAAGATCCGACACGCCAAGGCCTTCTGCGGTTTTGCGGATCCTGTCGGTTGTGCCGGTAAGCGCAATGCCAAGGTCAGTTATTTCAAGTCGTTCGCATGTGATTTCGACGCCGACATAATTCTGCTTTGGGGCAATTTCGCTGCAGTATTTGGTATGCAGTGCCAGGGCGATCTTTTCGGCGGTTTTGGGCTGCATGTCTTCATCCCATGCAACATCCTGCTCGGGCTTGTAGATGGCATCTACGACTGCGCTGGCCGCTTCGTCAATGCTGATCCCGGATCCGTCAATGACGGACTGATCAAACACTGCGGTACCAGCATGCACGGCCGTGCCCAGCGTTGCGGCGCCGCTGCTCGGCATTCTCATTCCAAGCAGGTTTTTTGCTTCCCATCTGGCAGGGCAATCGAAAAGCTCGGCCAGGCTTGATGCGCGGATCGCGACTATTGAGGTCATTGTTTTCCGTATCCCATTGTGTGTAGGTATTCGCCGCGCTCGTCATCGGCGTCCTGTTTTGCGATCTTTTCGGCTTGCCTGACGATTTCCCAAAAATTGTGACTGTGGATCAGCTCGCCAATGTTTTGGTCACCGATGAAAATTTGCGGCGCATTGCAATCGAGATCGACCTGCAGCGAAACGATTCCGCTGTTTGCGTGGTAGTCAATGTTGATCATTGCGCTGCTTCCAGCGCTTTGATTTCTTTTTTGACGCGCGTGAGATCAGCGGCCAATGCTGCTGTCAACGTTGGACATTCGCCTGATTTCATGCGTTTTATTTCGCGAACGATTTGCTGCATTTCGTCGCGTTTTGCTGCGATTGCGGCCGGCCTGCAAAAGTTGGCGAGAATGAATTTGCGATTGACGAATTTGCTGCGAGTGCTGATGCGGTTTGCTGCGCGAAAGCAGCTGTCTGCGTCATCATGTTTGTATTCGCGATCAAGTTTGAGGTCCAAATTCACAAGCAATTTTGGCCAGATTGAATGATTCATTTCGCACCGGCCTTGATAACGATGGCGTTACCATTGCGGATCCCGGTTTTGATTTCGGCTTGCAGACGCTCATTGCGATCATCTACCCACACGGCTTTGTAGCTGCTGCGCAGGCGAACGACTGGCATCTTCTTGATCGATGGATGTGGGGTTACCATTGGTGATCTCCCTGATGTTTTTCAAGAAGTCGCCAGATACCTAGGTATGCGGCGACATATACCTAGGTTAATGTTCGTATCGACTTTAGTCAACTGTTGTGCACAAAAAAATATACCTAGATATATGGCTTGTGTATGCCTGATGTTTACCTTGGTAAATTTTGAAAGTTGCAATCCCTGCTTGCCATACACCAAAGTTTAAGCAAGAATATACCTAGGTACACAACTAGGTATATCTCTCATGACTCTTGCAGAAGCAAAAGACCATTTTCGCACCTATCGAGCGCTGGCACGCGAGTGCGGCGTTACTCCTGGCGCGATCAACAAATGGAAAAAACACGGCATCCCGCATCTGCGTCAGATCCAAATTGAAAAACTGACAAACGGAAAACTGAAGGCTGAAGACCCGCCTACCACAGTGAAGTCGGCAGCCTGACTTTCTGATTGTAGACGTTTTTCTTTGGGATTTTATGAGGGGTGTTAGGGATGTTTTTCCTTCCATCGACACGCGAAACAAAGATTTTCATCAATCAGGAAAATCGGATTTCCATCCTGCAGTACGACGAGGATGGCAACGAGGTCATTTGCGTTTTGTCTCGGCGTCAAGCGGAAGCGGTTGCATCTGAGTTGGCCCGCCTTGTTGCTGATGATTCCATTTGGGATGAGCGCGTAACCAGTGAGGCCGACTGATGAGCATGGTTATCAAGCCCAAAAACTGGAACGAGTTCCAACATTACAAGGATAGAAATCCGCCTTGGATCAAGCTCCATAAGTCGCTGCTTGATAACTATGAGTTTCATGCTTTGCAGCTTGCTAGCAAAGCGCTAGCACCGTGCTACTGGCTGCTTGCAAGTGAGCATCCAGAGGGGCTTATCACCGTCGACGAGAAAAAACTGGCTTGGCGATTCCGTTCTGATGAGCTGACGATTAGGGCAACCATTAAAGAGTTGATTTTAAACGGTTTCTTTGAAGTGGTACAAGATGCTAGCAATGCGCTAGCAGACCGCTATCAAGATGCTATGCCAGAGACAGAGACAGAGACAGAGACAGAAAAAGATTTGTCATCTGCTGACGCAGACGACAACGAGCCCCCTTCGCCACCCAATGTCACTCCGATAAGACCCAAAGCATCAGCGATTCCGTATGACCAGATTTTTGACTTGTACAACGAGGTCGTTGCCTTGCCGTTCAACAGACCGCTGGTGAGAGTTCGCAACGACAAGCGCAAGCGCCTGATCAAGAAGATTTGGGATTTGGGGACAGAAACCAAAAACCTCGAATGGTGGGGCAAGTATTTCAAGCTGGCGACTCACAACGAGGCGTGGATGAACGGGCGCCAGTACAAAGACGGATTTTGGGAGGGAGCGAATTTCGATTTCCTTCTGCGTGAAGATAATTTTCTCAAGGTCGTGGAGTGATAACCGATGAGCGAATTGTTTAACCACGATCTTGAGCTTGCGGTATTGGGTGGTTTGCTGACAGACCCTGGCCAGTGCGCTGACGTCGCCGCTGTGATGGCTGAGGATTCGCTTCACAGCCTTCGCGCACGGCAAGCCTATGCCACCCTACAGGGTATGGCCTCAGAAACGCCTGCAGTGGACTTCCTTGCCGTCTCAGACCGGCTTGAAACCGTTGCCCCAGCCGGCGACTGGACTGTTTGGCTGGCTGAGGTCATGAGAAACACCCCGTCAGCGGCAAACGTTACCCACTACGCGGCCCGCGTCGAAGAGTATGCAACGCTGCGGAAACTTGATGCGGCTGGTCGTACCGTCTGCCAGTCATGCCACGACCCGTCAATGAACGTATCCGAAAAGATCGCCAGGGCGCAGCAATCCGTTCTGGATCTTATCAAGGTTAAAACCGATCGAGGGCTGAAAGCTGCAAAGCAATCGCTGCGTGATTGGTATGACCAGCTTGACCGCGTGTTCAATTCAGAGTCAGGGCTTACCGGGTTGTCTACTGGATTTCCCGATATTGACGACGCCACTGGCGGCATGCACGGCGGGGAACTGCTGGTGTTTGCCGGCCGCCCCAAGCAAGGCAAAACGATTCTTGCGCTGAACATCGCTCAAGCCGTTCTTAACCAGGGCAAAGCCGTCGCCGTCTTCTCGCTTGAAATGCCGTCCTTCCAGCTGATCAATCGGATGGCGTCCAATGCCGCGAACATCCCGTTTCACCTGATCAAAGATCCTAAAAAGCTTGAGGATTTTCAGTGGTCACGACTCAACGATTACGTCGCAAAAACTCAAGGCCTGCCGTTCTTCATTGACGACGGCAGTGACGTGACTATTGCCGACATCCGCGCGCGTTGCCGGGCAATGGCAGCAAAGGGCCCGCTTGATTTTGTCGTCGTCGATTATCTCCAGCTGGTCAACGCCTCCGGCGAAACGGACGCGCTTCGCATTGGTTCGGTGTCCACTGGGCTCAAGCGTATGGCGAAGGAACTGAATGTTCCCGTCCTTGCTCTTGCTCAAATGAACCGCTCAATCGAGATCCGCACTGACGCCCGCCCCAAGCTCTCCGACCTGCGTGGTTCCGGTCAGATCGAGCAAGACGCCGATGCGATCTTCTTCCTGCATACCGTCGACGAAGGCAAAACAGAACTGATATGCGAAGCGTCGCGGCACTCCCAAAAGGGCAGCTTCTGGCTGGATCAGTATTTTGGGTACATGCGTTTTCAGCCGGGATCCGAATACTTCCCGCCTGCCCCTGAGCCAAAAAAACAATACAGAAAACAGGCGCTTGACATATGAGCCAGCAACAGGAAGCCAAGCTTTACAACGAATTCATTATTCAGGTCGTCCGTGTTGTTTTGCGGTGCCCGGAAGATCAGGAAATCAAAACGCTTTGGCAAAAGATGCGGGAATACGAAGACGTTCGGCGCGAACTATTGGGGTTGGAGCAGGCCCCTCGAATTGAGCGAAGTCACTGAAAGATTTAAGGGATAGCAATGGAACGAATTGACCTGATCGACTGGCAGCTTTGTATCGTGAAACTGCGCAAACACATGACGTACTGCACCATTGCGTCGAAAGTTTCGGCCTGTCATCGGCACATCGAAAGAATTGCGCGGGGTGATATTACTGAACCGCGCTTCAATACGGGCGTTAGGATTTTGGATCTTGCTTACGACGTTTTGAGCGATGACGATTTCAAAAGTATTCGGGAAGCATGACGCGCCGACTAATTGGGCTTTTTAACAAAAAAGCAGGAAAACAAGGACGAAAGAGGGGGTTACATGCAGCTTACATTTGAGAATTTCATGATCGGTTACGTCTGCTTGTTGGTTCTGGTAGACGTTCTTTTGGTGGCTGCCAACTGGCGCATCGAGCAGCGGAACAAGCGTGAACAGCGGCAACAGCAAGGAGAACGGCAATGAGCATAAAACCAGAATTGATAGGCCAGATTAGCGGTTCGATCCTTCGTCATGTGCTGTCTGAATTCATGGCGAAAATCGTGCTCACGAAAAATTATCGGGTGCACATCAGCGAAATCCTGCCGGAAAAAATGAGCATGGAAGGCAACGACCTCGGCGTGTCGTTTGACGTCGAGATTGCTGCCGAAAACCTGCGGGCAGAAATGAACAGGCTGGAAAGCATCGATCACCAGGCGCTGAACGTCAGCCATGAATGCGACCTGATCGAGACGCCTGACGGCCGGGTTCGGATCATTCGGGAGGATGTGTAGCCATGGAGCGAGTGACATTGGTGCTGCCGATGGCGCCGTCAGCTAACAGGTATTGGCGCCACTTCACGCCCAAAGGGCACAAGCGGGCAATCACTGTCCTGTCAGATGAGGCGAAGGCCTTCAAGTCTGAAGTGGCCGCAATCGCCCGTCAGGCCGGTGTGAATAGCGTTATCCGGGGTAGGGTAGGGGTGTCCTATACCCTGATACCGCAACGTCCCAAAGACTGGGCAAAGCGCGCGAAGAAGGATCCAGAAGGCTGGGCTGACTCCATTCGCTGCATCGATCTTGATAACTCGCTGAAGGTTCTGATGGACAGCCTGAACGGCGTTGTCATCGAGGACGACAAGTGGGCGCGCAAGTTTGAGATACAACGCGGTGAGCCCGAAGACCAGGCGCGGATGGTCGTAACCGTTTACAAGATCGACCTGCCGGAATCGCGGCAGTCGTCAATGTCGTTGTAAGGGGGAAGCGTGAATGAGTTGGCTATTTTCGCAGGCGCTGGTGGCGGAATACTCGCAGGCAAATTGCTCGGATGGCGAACCGTGTGCGCAGTTGAACGTGATGCCTACGCCGCAGCCGTTCTGTCGCAACGACAAAACGATGGAGCCCTTGAGCCTTTCCCGATTTGGTCTGACGTGTGCACTTTTGACGGAAAGCCGTGGCGCGGAATTGTTGACGTGGTTTCTGGCGGGTTTCCGTGCCAAGACATCAGCGTTGCCGGATCAGGCAAAGGGATTGGCGGAGAGCGTTCAGGGCTTTGGAAGCAGATGTCTCGGATTATTTGCGAAGTTCGACCACGATTTGTGTTTGTGGAGAACTCCCCAGCGCTCGTTTCTCGCGGACTTGGAATTGTACTCGGAGACCTGGCCGCGATGGGGTTTGATGCTCAATGGGGAGTGCTGGGAGCAAACGACGTGGGAGCACGTCACAAACGTGACCGCATCTGGATTGTTGCCAACGCCGACAGTGCACGGCAACAACAACGCGCCAAAACAGGGAACGAAGAGAGGCACCGGGTTGGCTACGGCGGTGAGAATGTTTCCGACAGCGACAGCGACAGCGCACAAGGGGTGGAGCAAGAACCACAACAGGGCGGATACAGACGACCGGATAGATTACACGATAGAGCGGGAAGCCGCATTGAATGGCCAGACTGGCAGGCTGAACCCGACGTGGGTCGAGTGGCTGATGGGGTGGCCGCTAGGGTGGACAGAATTAAAGCCCTTGGCAATGGGCAAGTACCACAATGCGCCGCTGAAGCTTTCCGGCTTTTGAGTGAGCGATCCATTTGATGGTTACTCCTGCACCGGTTTTATTCAGGGACATCTACGGCAGGGAAGCCGACATGTGTAGCGGGGAGTTTCGGGTGTTTTGCTTGGCGCTGTACATCCAAAGCAATGCCAGGAATAGGGATGCCGATGATGATCATAGGGAACTGCTGAAGAAAAAATATCCGCGAGTGCTGCCGGTGATCGAGCACATCAAGGAACACGCAAGAAAGCGCCACAAAGAACAAATGGGACGGGCAAGGGGTTTGTTATGAGTGACCAAAACAAAAAGCAGACGGTCGAGGAATGGCTGGCCGCTGGCAACAAGATAAAGACTGAACCGACAAAGACGCCACTGGAGATAATTGCCGAACTGAAGCCGAAGTATGCGGCGCTGATGAAGCGGCTGCACCTGCACAACGGCGCCGTCAAGAAAGCGGAGGCCTACCAGTGAACGCACCTATCGATAAGGCGCTGACTGACGCGCTCAAGGTAAAGATGGCCGCTATCGTGGACGATCCCGAACGGATGGCGGAGATCAACGCGAAGATCGACCTGGCCGCAAAGCAGGTCTTTCCGAAGCTGTCACCGCGCGAGCTCAAGCAGGTTGACGCCGCCATGGGCAACCTCCGTCTGCTGCACGACTCATTCGAGACAATCGAAACCGGGCGCCGCATGGTGAACTGCAAGTTCATCTATCCCGCGATCAAGCGGCCCCTGTACTCGGGAGACGTCAACTTTGTTTTCGACTGGGCCAGGTATCACCCGCGCAACTGGCACGTGTACATCGCTTTCTTCTGCGTGGATCCGTTCGGCAAAGAGTTTGTGGATTTCGCGTGGTTCGATCGGCACATCAAATATGACGTGCTCGAAATGCTGATCGATCAGGCCATTGCCGACGTGAAAGCTGATGCCAATGACAAGCTGATCAATCGCGTCATGTGGTGCGCAACCATTGGCGACAAGCCGCTTGTTGCTGCAAGGCAGATCTGCACGAAGGCCTACGGCACATACAACCCTGAGCGGCCTGCGCTGCGTTTCAGTGAGGACACAATCATATGATCATCACGAAGAACCCGGCCGCAACACTCGAACTCTGTTATGTGGTAGACAAGCTGCAGCCGTCGAACCTGGACGCAGTGAAGGAAACCGATTACATCGTCAAGGGCGGTCAACGCAACCGGATCCATTGGGATAGGGACGGCAGGATCGTGTTTGTGCCGCCTGAGCGCCACGACGTCAAAGAGTCAAAGCCATCCCGGGCCGGCACCACAAACCGGGTGGCCACGAAGACAATGATCGGGCGCGTTATCGCTGCCGCTGAGAACCAGGACAAGGCGCCGCGCGGTCAGCGCGAACTGCGGGCTGCGCTGCTGCGGTTCCTGTACGATCCCGAATGTCCACCAGAAAAGACAAAGATCGTGCGTGAGTTTTGGCAGCATAGAATGCGGTCGCTGATTCCGCACACCCAAACGAAGAAGCGCGCGCGGGCCGCTGAGCTTGTTGATCCGCTGCTGCTGCACTTCTCGCAGCTGCTGCGTACTGGGATCGAGCGCTATTCAGAATCGGACCTTTGCAAGTACATGGGCTTTGTGAACACCAGGGATGCCAGCTACGCGAAAGAGTATCGGCGCATTGTTGGCAGCCTCTTGCTGCAAATGCAGGATCTTGAAAACCTGGCAATGCGCCCCGTTGTCGACGTCATCAATGACATGTTTGCCGAACCAGCAAAGCCAATGCCCATCATCCGGTTCTATAGCGGGCCAGCTGCTGACGCGGAAGAGGACAGGGCGCCAGCTTTGCTTCCCAGACACTCGACCGTCCTAAGCTTGCGCAAGAAGGATCTTGCATCTATCTGAAGTTTTGATTACATTTTATCTAGTGTTGCGAAGGTTCCCCCTCTCGGCAACCACAAAGAACCCGGCCCTTGCGTCGGGTTTTTTGTTTTTGGCGCCCTGCTTGCTCGCTCCCCTCCCTCTTCGTCCCAGAAGCCTACCCTGCCGGCGAGCAGGTGCGCCCCCTATTCAATGCCGCTGTCGTCGGTGCCGTGTGCCGGCGATGGTGGCGCCATTTCCTCCGGGTGCGCCATGAGTCCTAAAGTTCGCGAACTGCTGGGTGAACCAAGCACCTGGCGCGGCATTGCTTTGCTGATCACCGCTGCAGGCATACAGCTGTCACCGGATCAGGTTGCTGCAATAACGTCGGTCGGTTTGGCTGTCACCGGTTTCATTGGCGCCTTTTTCAAAGATAAGGGCGGGCAATGAGCGATGAGGCGTCTGCTGCGCTGCATATCGACAATGCAGTCATCTCAGTCCAGTTTGTTTTTGGGCTTGTCATGAGCGCATTTGCTTGGTGGATCAAACGGCAAGATGCGCGTTTATCTGCTGTTGAGAAAGACGTTGCCGGCAAAGTCTCAATGGACGTGCACAACGCAACGCTTGAGGCACTACGCCGCGAAATTCGGGAACAAGGGCAGCAATCTGCTGAGCTGATGACCCGCACACACGAACGCATCGACAAACTGCTGACACTAATCGCCGAAAAAAAATGAAACAGATCGCTACCGACATTCTTGTTACGGCCGTCGTCGTGACGCTGCTCGTGTACCTGTCGCCGCTGTTTCTTGTTTTTGGTATCGCGTGCGCGTTTCGCGCGGCAAAGAATGGGGCAGCATCCGTTGGCTACTGACATTCAAGACCAAAATTTTACGTTGCCAGTAAGCTGGGACGGAAACCGCCATTCCGGCACCGTGCCGACCTTCACGCCGCCGTCAGGGCTTTCTGCGAGTGAGTCTGGCGGGGTCATCACTCTGAACTGGACTAACGGCAGGGCTGACGCCGACACTCCTATTGAGCGCAGCTCGAACGGCACGGGAGGGTGGTCAACGATAGCGACAAAGACGCCAACTACCGCAACTCACGACGACACGCCAGGTTCATCAGGCACGTACTATTACCGCGTTTCGCACTCGCTTAATGGCTACACATCAGCGGTGTCTGCAACGGCCAGTGCGACTATCAGCTATGTTCCGCCCATCTCGGACGGTGACGAAAAAACCGTGACGATTACCGGGGCCGGCTCTAACGTCTCCGCTGGAAATCAGTCGTTTTTGGGCGGGTATAACGGTGTCGTTGAGTCGGGGCCGGCTGGCGCGATGCTTCGTGATCATGCTCCGACTGGCTACGGCGGTCTGGCGCAGGGCCCTATATTTTCAAGCGTTGATTCGTTGAACGGCGCGCAAAGCCTGCTCAATGATCGTGTTAACTCACAGTATCAATTTGGCTTTCGGTGGGACACTGGCGCTTCACGTCGTGTCCTGTTGGCTAGGTTTTCATACTTCCTCTCAAACCCTAACAACACGACGGGGCAGCTCAAATTGTGGCGCTCGTGTGGAGAGGTTGGGACTGGCGGCGGTGTTGGTGACGGTGACACAGAAGACGCGTACATAACATTCAATGGATACAACCGCTGGAACGTCAACAGCGGCCCGCTTAACGCGGCTTCAGGGTCTGGCTTGGTTGCGTGGACAATACCGCGCTCAACATCACCGCGGCAAAGTACCTGGGCGTCTGGTTCGTTTGCGAACGGCGCTGAAGTTTGGCATTTTGAAGAGCAGTGGGTGACGATTGAAGTTTGCTTGACCGCCTCAACTGGGGCCGAAGTGGCAGACGGTCGCGTTGATGTTGCTTGCTATCTTGAGGAAACGGGAGAATTGATCTCCCATATGTGGGCGGAAAACGTAATTTTGTCCGCCACGTCAGGCAGACCGCAAGCCAGATATCATGTTTTGCAGGCTTATCTGGGCAATGGGTATGACACTGCCTGCAAGCTGTATCTTGATCGTGACGTGTACTTCACATATTCAGACACGACCACAATCCCGAAATTCATCATTCTTGGTAATGCGTCAACGTTTTCTGCATGCACTATCAGGACTGTTTGCGAATTTACGTCATGGGTTGATAACGGGGCTACGTCAGACATTACGTTCAACGTTAACCAGGGGAGGCATTCGTCGCTGACAGGTCTTTACGTCTACGCGATGTCGGCACCTGGGGTTCCAATTAATAGCACCGGGGTGGCGCTGTCATGAGTGCCAATATTCTTGACGCGATTACAGCGGCCACCGTCGATACGGTGCCGACGTTCACGGTCAGTGCTGGGAGCAACCGGATTGCGTTTGTGCTTGCAGTGCACACCCATGGCAGCAATGCTGCGCCGGTAACGTCACTCACTTTGGGCGGTCAGTCCTGTGAAGTTGTCGCCACCATCGACGACGACGGCACTGCCTTCGACGTGTGCGCGACACTGTTTGCTCTCAAAGAGACAGGCATTGCTGCTATGTCTGGTAGCACAATCACACCTACAGGCGGCACATACAACAACCGACAATACTTTACGTGGTCACTTCAAGATGCTGACCAGGGCACTCTGACAGCGGTAACGGCGGCCACGTCTGGCACCTCCGGGTCAGTATCGGCTACTCGCGTCGCTGACTCCTACACCGTCGCCTTCACTGTACAGGACTATGGGTCAGCCGCTTTCACTGGCTTGGCGAACCCGTCCGAAGCGGCTGAGGTCACGCTAACAAACGGTGATATTGCCTACGGTTATGGCACTGACACCGCGCGTACAGCTTCGTTCACGTGGACGCACAGCACTGCACGCAACAACGTCTCGTTTGTACTTAACGTAGGGCCTGCCTCGACAGGACCGGCAATTGTCAGCACATCAGACGACACACCCGCAAACGGCAGCACGCTCACGCTCACAGTGCAAAACGCTGGCGCAAGCCAGGGTGCCGGTGGGATAACAGCAGACGGCAGTGGTTGGACGGAAACAAGCTGGTCTAACACGTCAATTGCGGTCACGGTTGCGCTTGGAAACAATCGCTACAACGTCGATGTGCCGCTGGTATTGACTACCAATGACGCACAAGAAAGCGATCCGTATAACGTCCAGATTCAGCCAGCAAGTGGATATGCCTATTTCAATCTGAGTGGTACGCCTGCAGCATCTGGTTTGTTGGAAGCAATACCAGAACTCACCGGCACTGAGCAGATAGAAGTCTCTGGGGTTGTCGGTGGGACAGTCAGCGGTATCACGATAAATGCTGACGGAACCCTTGTTGTCGATGGCGACATAACTCTCTGGTATGCCCGCGCTCATAATGGGACGGAATGGGGGCGTCTTGCCGCGATTGACATGACGCCGGACACTACGGCCCCGACGTTGACAAGCGCCACTATAGGGACAAACGGCACAAGTCTTACGCTGGTTTTCTCCGAGTCGGTCAATATCGGGTCAGGTGGCAGTGGCGGGGTGTCAATCAATGCTGCTGGTGGCTCTGCTACTGCAACGTATGCAAGTGGCGACGGCACCAATACGCTGGTTTATACGCTGAGCCGGACGCTATCAGACACCGAAACGTGGGCAGACGTTGATTATGTTCAGCCAGGTGACGGCATCGAGGACGATGTTGGCAATGACCTTGTGTCGTTTTTCGATGTGCCCGTCACAAACAACTCGACCCAGAACGCAGCCCCGACCGACATCAGCCTTTCGATCTCGTCGATTGCGGAAGATGCTGGAACTAACACTGTAGTTGGCCAGTTGTCTGCGACTGACGCAGACTGGGGCGATACGCACACTTTCACGCTGGTAAGTGGAACAGGCAGCACAAACAACGCCAGCTTCACGATCAGCGGGACAAGCCTGATTTGCCCGGATCCGGCTACGCTGGGCGATGGCACGTATTCAATCCGCGTCCGTGCAACTGACAGCGCTGCAAACACTTTCGACAAAGTTTTTTCAATCATCGTCACTGCTGCCGCGGTGGTGCTTGAGCGGATCAACCACATCGAGACTGTTCCCGGGACGGATGGCACTGCTGACCTGCTATGCGAACCTGGTGACCTGCTTGTTGCGTGGGTTTCGCGCGATGGAAGCGTGACGACTCCGACAATGCCGTCAGGCTGGACAAGCGTGGTCGCAGGCGGCGCGTCGTCGCTCGGGTATCGATTGGCTTGGAAGTTGGCGACACAAGAAGTTGAATCGTCTGGCACGTGGACAAACGCCACATCTATCGCGATCAGTCAGTATCGACCAGGTGCTGGTTACACGCTGTCAGTAGGTGCATATTCAAGTGGTGTCAATTCAAGCGGTACAAACGCACTTTATCCCGCGCTGACACTACAAGATCAGTCAGGCCAGTCGTGGGTTCAGTGCAACTATGCGCACAGGTCTGCTGACATATCTGCAAGTGACGCAACCGCTTCCGGGCTTACTGTTCGCGCATTTGTGCAAGATGCGACTGACACACTTGCGGTGCATACGGCTGCAAAAGTCGCCACGTTCCCGGCAACAACGGTCACATATACCGGAACGTCAGGATCCCGCCGTTATATATCTGTCGAGATCAAAGCCACGCAAACAGCAAGCTCGGGCCGACGCGGTTATTCGCGGCACGTATCACGTCCGGTAACAAGATCCGTGTCGTATGACACAAGTAATTGAGGCATAGCCAATGTCAGAAACAACATTGACGACAAACACAAGCTTTGTGATTCCATCGTTCCCGGCGCCGACTGCGGTGGTAAAGCTATCCGGCAGCTTTGGCGGCGGTACTGCAACGATAAGTATTGCGGAGGGTGCGCGCGGGACAGCGCTTGCGCTAGATACTGCAACGTCTGCATATACGCAAGAGCTGACCGTTGGCACCGGCAACGACTTGACAATTACGCTTTCCGGTTCATCCGGTGCGTCTCTGCTTGTGCAAGTCATACCCATCAGGACGTAGACACATGAAACTCAAGACGTTCAGCATTGAGGGCTGGGATTTTCATCAGCATGCTTACGCCGTTAAGTGGTTTCGTGACAACTACGGCGAGCCAAAAACATTGACCGAAGTGCGCGAAAAGTACCTGTCTGAAAAGAAGGCCGCGCCGCCGACTCTCGAAGAATTCTACGATCAGTCAACAACTAAGAAATTGATCGCAGATATGCTTGGCGAACTTTTGGGCCAAGGTGAAATTGAAATAAAACTCAACAGCGACAAGGAGCCCAAAAATGGCAACTAAGCGAGAAATTCTGACAGCGATTCACGGTAAAGAAATTGGTCTTGACGCAGATCGCGATCTTGTTTTGCAAGGCCGCCAAATCACCGAACTCGACGCAAGCATGGGCGCCGAAAGTGCTGCGACGATTACTGCAACCCATTACGGCAACGGGATCTACAACAAAACCGTTCTGACCTGCACGGCGCTCCCCATCACCATCGCAGATGATGCCGGCGTTGCGCAGTACGGCGGCGTGAAGGTGTACGATTTCCCTGAAGGCCTGATCAAAGTCGATGGCGCCGTTATTGACGGTGCTGTCACCCTCGGCACTACGGGCACAATCACTACGACATGGGCGGGCGGTATTGCACTCGGTACAGTGACAGCAACGACCGGCGCCACACTGACCGGCACCGAAGCCAACATCCTGCCTGAAGTGGACGTTGCCGCTGCGACCGCAAGCGTGGCCGTCGTCGACGCCGTATCTGTTGCCACGGCGCTGACTGAATCCGGTTCGCGCTGGTTGAACGGCACTGCCACGGCAATTGATATGTATCTCAACCTGGTTGTCGATGATTCTGTGACTCATACGGCCGGCACCGGTTCGTTCACTGGAACGATTACGTTCCTGTGGCAGAATCTGGGCGACAAGTAACCAAGATGTCAGGTGGTAGGCCAGGGTAAAACCTGGCCTTTTTTTATGGCTGCAAAAAAGAAAACCCCAGCAAAGAAAGGCAGGCCAGCAAAGAAAGCGTCGGCTGCTACTGTGCGCAAAAAAGATCCGGCTGACACGCAATTCAAGCCGGGTAATCGGATATGGCAGCTGCGCAAGTCGCACCACTGTCGGCCGCTTATCTTTGAAACGCCTGATGCGCTGTGGGATGCTGCCTGCAAATACTTTGACTGGGCGACTGACAACCCGCTGCTTGAGCAAAAAACGTTTTGCAGTCAGGGTGAGATCATTACCGCTGCCATACCAAAGGCGCGGGCGTTCACGTTATCCGGGCTCTCGCTTTTCATTGGTATCGGTCGCAATACTTTTGACCTGTACCGTAAGCGTGACGACTTTGCAGACGTCGTGCATGCCATCGAGGACGTTATCTGGTCGCAGAAATTCGAGCACGCTGCAGCTGATCAAATGAACGCGATGATTGTCGCGCGTGAGCTGGGGCTGAAAGAGTCGAACAGCCACGAACATACCGGCAAAGACGGTGGGCCGATTGAAAGCGCTGACGTTACCGACTTTGAAAAAGCTCGCCGGATTGCGTTCTACCTGGCGCAAGCAGTGAACAAAAAGGCCGAATGAATCCACTTGATGACATCCTGAATCGGCTGGCTGCATTGCCAGCTGATGTGCAAAAGGAGATCGTCGAAACAGCGATGACGGCGACGGCAGGGGCAACGTTTGTGCCGAACCCTGGGCCGCAAACGGACGCTTGGTTTTCTGAGGCTGACGAACTGTTTTACGGCGGCCAGGCAGGCGGCGGGAAACTTCTGGACGAAAACACTCCGGTTCCGGTGCCGCTCTCAACGGACCCGACCGGCTTCAAGCGGCATGGCGACCTGAAGCCTGGTGATTACGTCTACGGGCCAGAAGGCGCGCCGGTACTGGTTATCTGGCGGCATCCGACAGAACATAAGCCAGACGCTTATGAGGTTGAGTTCAGCACTGGTGAGATTGTCGTTGCTGACGCCAGGCATCGCTGGTTGACATGGGATTACCGGGAGCGTGACAGGCTTTTGCGTTCATCCCCCGAGTGGCGGGAAAAACGCAAGGCAGCAAGACCAAGCAGGGCAAAGCAAGCCAGCAAGAAGCCGTGGGTATCGTCATCGATCATAGCGATCAACAAGGCGCGGCAGCATGACATTGCGGTTCCAGCTGGATCGATAAGAACAACGCGCGACATTCTTGAAACGCTGACGGTTCGCGGCGGCAGGCTCAACCACTCGATCGAGGTCATCAAGGCTATCGATCACCCGCATGCGGCCCTGCCGATTGATCCATATCTGCTGGGGCTGTGGCTTGGAGACGGATATACCAGGGCCGGCAAATTGATCATGATGTCGGCGGATTGGGCCGATATCGAAAAGCATCTTCCTGCAGCGGCAGGAATTATCGTTGAAGGTAAAGACAAAGGGCGCAAGCAGGAAGTTCAGATTCGGCGATTTACCGAACTAGATGCAAGGCCTCGCACAAAGAGGATTCCGCCTGAATATTTGCGGGCAAGCATTGAACAGCGTCGCGAGCTGCTGCGTGGGCTTCTTGATACAGATGGCACATGTGACGAACGCGGTCAGATTGAGCTTGGGCTGAGCAACAAGGCACTCGCGCATGATGCGCTGCACCTGATCAACTCTCTGGGAATCAAGTGCTCCATTCGGCAAAAGCCGATGGCAAGCGAAAAGCATGCTGATCATTTCCGCATGAAGTTCATTGCCGACTTTGACGCCTTCAAGCTGACGCGGAAACTGAAGCGCCAATGCAGCCCTGAGCGTGCAACGTGCAAGCGTCGTTACATTGTTGGCGTGCGGCCATGCGCACCGGTACCGATGAACTGCATCACGGTTGTCGGTGGCCTGTATTGCGTCGGTGAGACATTCATCACAACGCACAACAGTGCCCTTGGCTGTGGCCTTGCTTATGAATCGCATGAGCGCACACTGATCCTGCGTCGCTACAACAAAGACGCCAAAAAACTGGCTGACGCTGAATTCATCGGCAAGATACGCGACGGCGATCGTGACGGGTGGAACGGTTCTGATCTGGTCTATCGCGATGACCGTCGACACATCACGTTCGGCGGCTGCGAAATGGAACAGGACAAGCAGCGCTACAAGGGCGACCCGCATGACCTGATCGTGTTCGATGAGGTTACAGACTTCCTTGAATCGCAATACGTGTTTATCACGATCTGGAACCGGTCAGCGACTCAAGGCCAGCGTTGCCGCGTTGTGTGCACCGGTAACCCGCCAACGTCGGCTGAAGGCCTTTGGGTTATCAAACGCTGGGCGCCGTGGCTGGATCCAAAGCATCACAATCCTGCCAAGCCTGGTGAACTGCGCTGGTTCCTCTCGGACGAAGACGGCGCTGACATCGAGGTTGACGGGCCAGGGCCGCACCAGATAGGCGGCAAAGACGTCTACGCGAAGTCGCGCACGTTCATCCCAGCAAAGCTTTCTGACAATCCAGATCTATCGGCAGATGGTCAATACGAACGTGTTCTTGACGCACTGCCGAAGGAATTACGCGAAGCGTATCGCGACGGCCGGTTTGATGCTGGCTTGAAAGATCACCCGTGGCAGCTGATCCCTACCCAATGGGTCATCGAGGCGCAAGCGCGCTGGAAGCCAATGCCGCCGGCTGGTATCCCCATGTGCGCGATCGCTGCAGATGTCGCACAAGGCGGGGCCGACAACAACGTTATCGCGGCCAGGTATGACAGCTGGTTTTCTGAGCTGCAAATTATTCCGGGATCTCAGACGCCACTCGGCAAAGATATCAGCGGCGAGATCGTCAAGCATCGCCGGGACGGTGCACTGATCATCATTGACTGCGGTGGTGGTTACGGCGGCTCTGCATACAAGCATTTTCACGATAACAATGACCCGGTGGTTGCATACAAAGGGGCGACCGGTTCAAGCGCTCGCACAAAAGACGGGACACTGACATTCGCGAACAAGAGAACGGAATGCCTGTGGCGGTTTCGTGAAGCGCTTGATCCGTCGCAATTGGGCGGCTCACAAATTGCGCTACCTCCTGACCAGGTGCTGTTGTCGGATCTGACGGCAGTGCACTATGAGGTCAGGAAAAACGTCATACATGCCGAACCGAAAGAAGAAGTCGCAAAGCGAATAGGGCGTTCACCCGACCGTGGTGACGCGGTTGTCATGTGCTACACCGAAGGCGCGCGCATGGCGACACATTACAAGCAGTGGCAGGGTGGAAATCGTCCATCTGTCAACGTAGGGCATGCGAACGCCAGGAGACGAAGATAATGAGCGGTTTAGGTAAATCAATCAAAAACGCGGTGAATCCGAAGCGGTTGGCACGCATTGGTCAGGCTGCGCTTAATCCTTGGAATTTGAACGCGCAAAAAAAGATTCTCAAGGGTACAGCTGAAGACATGTCGATGCTGATGGCGCCTGACACGACAGCGCTTGACCGATTGACTGCAGCACAAGAGGCCGCGAATAAGGCGATGCCTATGCCTGACGAACTTGAGCTTCAGCGCGCGCGTCGCCGGGCTGGTGCTACTTCTCGCGGTGGCCGTGCGTCGACAATCATGAGCGGCGGCAACAACGGCCAAGGCCTGGGCGGGTAAGCGATGGACGAACGGGCAAAGCAACTCATTCAGCAGGGCAATTACCTGTTTGAAAAAAAGCGGGGCTTCAATGCGCTGCAGCAAGAGATCGCAATGCACTTCTACCCTGAGCGCGCGACGTTCACGGCTGACGGTGCGCTTGGCGACAACTTCGCTGACAACCTGATGACGTCCTATCCGGTGCTTGCCCGTCGCGAACTTGGCTCTGCGTTTTCCGGCATGCTGCGCCCCAAAAACAAAGTCTGGGCAAAGCTTGCGCTGGATGGCGCGAACACGGCAGAAAAGCGCTGGCTTGAACAAGCGTCTGAGCGTCAGCGCAAGATCATGTATGACCGTCACAGTCAGTTTGTGCGCGCCACCAAAGAAGGTGACCACGACTTTGCGGCGTTCGGTCAGTGCGCGATCAGCGTCGAACTGAATAGAAACCGCGACGGCGTACTGTATCGCAACTGGCACCTACGTGATTGCGCCTGGGCCGAAGGTGCTGACGGGTCGATCAATACGATCTACCGCAAGTGGAAGCCTACGGCGACGGTGCTGGCGTCATTGTTCCCGAAGACGGTTGCGAAGAAAGTGACCGATAAGCTTGCGAAGTCTCCATACTGCGAAATCGAGTGCATGCACATTGTTGTGCCGGCTGATCAGTACCAAGACGGCAAAGCCTGGCGGGCGCCGTGGGTGTCGATTTATCTCGACATCGAAAACCAGACGGTGCTTGAAGAGGTCGCGGTTCATCAGTTCAGCTATGTCGTGCCGCGCTGGCAAACGGTGTCTGGCTCTCAGTACGCGTTTTCACCTGCCACCATCTGCGCCTTGCCTGATGCCCGACTGATCCAGGCCATGACCCGCGTACTGCTGGAAGCCGGTGAGAAAGCGGTTGATCCGCCGATGATTGCAGTGCAAGAAGCGGTGCGTTCTGACATCAACATCTTTGCGGGCGGCGTGACGTGGGTCGATCAGGCCTATGACGAACGCCTTGGCGAAGTGCTGCGACCGCTGACGTCTGATCGGTCAGGGATCCCGCTTGGCATGGAAATGCGCGACGACACGCGGCGCATGATTGCTGACGCCTTCTATCTGAACAAGCTGAACCTGCCGCCACAAGGCGACATGACAGCATTCGAGGTAAGCCAGCGGATTCAGGAATACATTCGTCAGGCCTTGCCACTGTTCGAGCCAATGGAGTCCGAATATAACGGCGCGCTTTGTGATGCGACGTTTGACCTGCTTATTCGCAACGGGGCGTTTGGTTCCATTCAAGACATGCCGCGCTCTTTGATCGGCAAAGAATTCCAGTTCCGGTTTGAGTCTCCGCTACAAGAAGCCATCGAGCGCGAGAAGGCGCAACGATTCACTGAAGCCGTCAACCTGGTTGGATTGGCTGCGCAACTGGATCCGGGCGTTGCCGTTGATCTCGACGTTCGTACTGCGTTCCGTGACGTGCTGACAGCTATCGGATCGCCATCCAACTGGATCCGCGACGAGAAAGAAGCGGCGGCAATTACGGCGCAGCAAGAAGAAGACAAGCAGGCGCAAATGGCGATGATGGCGGCGGCACAGGGCGCGCAAACGATCGAAGCAATGGGCAAAGCAGGGCAGGCGGTAAACAATGCGCAAGCAGCAAATCAAGCCGCGTGATTTTAAGCCGTGGTATCCGGCTGAATATGACGACAAAGACGTGGCTGCGCTGCAGGCTGTTGCATGCGGGAACGCAACGCCAGATCAGCAAAAGGCCGCGCTTCTGTACATCGTCAACAATATCTGTGGTGACAAGGATCTTCCTTTCTTCCCTGGCGATCACCAGGCCTGCGACTTTGCAGCCGGCAAGCTGTTTGTCGGCAAGCAGATCCAAAAGCTTTGCACGCTGGATCTGATGGCACTGAGACTGGCAGAAGAAAAGGCCAAGAAGTAACCAAAACAATTCACGCAAACGGCGCCCATGTGGCGCCTTTTTTTTGCTCGCGATTAACCCACAACACAACTGAGGCAACCCATGGATCCCGCAGCACAAGCTGACGTGATTGACGCGGCCCCGCAAGGGCAACCCGCAGCACCGGCAGCAGCTACGCCGCAACCTGGCACTCAAGAGCTGAACCAAAACACTCCACCCGCTGACAATGGCGCACCTGCTCCGGCAGCCGCACCGTCGGCGGATCCTGCAGCGCAACCACAACCCCAGAACTGGGCCGACAACTGGCGCCAGCAAATGGCCGAAGGTATCGGCGCCGGCACCGATGAAAAGCTGATGAAGCGACTGGATCGTTTCAGTTCTCCGGCTGACATCCTGAAGTTTGCGCTCAACGCAGAAAAGAAAATTTCATCCGGCGAATACAAGCGGGCTCTCGGCAAAGATGCCAGCCCCGAAGACATCGCAGCATGGAAAGCTGAGAACGGCGTACCAGAAAAACCGGGCGATTATCTTGCCGATATGCAAGGCCTGGTGATTGGCGAAGAAGATCGCGAAGGGATTGACGCCATCCTTGAACATGCCGCGAAGTCGAACATTCCAAAGCAGTACGTTCAGGAAATCATCAAGGCCTATGACGGCGTGCGTGAACACAATCAGCAGCTGATCGCTGAAGAAGACGCGCGCTTTGCCCGTGACGCTGAAGATCAGCTGCGCAAAGAATGGGGCGGCGAATTCAGAATGAATCAGAACGCCGTCAAGAACTTCGCGATTCAGGCGTTTGGCGATGAACTGGCAAACGACATATTCAACGCGCGACTGCCCGACGGCACGCTGTTTGGCAATCATCCCCAGCTGAACATGGCTTTTGCATCGCTTGCCCGCGAATTGAATCCAGCTGCAACGCTCGTCCCTGCCGGCACTCAAAACTCGCTGTCTGCGATCGATGACGAAATCAAAGCAATTGAAAACCAAATGCGCACCGACCGCGCTGGCTACTTCAAAGACGCAGCAAAACAGAAACGCTACGGCGATCTGCTTTCTGCGCGTGACCGCATGAAGTGACGAAAGTCGCTTAAACCACTGCAACACCAACGCAATACCGACGGCCCCCTTCACTTGTCATGCAGCCCTGCGCTTCGCGTGGGCAACCTGCTTTTGCCTGAAAAGGGACAACCCATCTGATGCGTGCAACTAACCAAAAAACGTTAATTTGATGGAGTAAATCCCATGGGCGATTCAGCATTTCAAAAACAGTACCGGCAGGAATACATTGCCGGCTTTGAGCAATCCCAGGCGTTGCTGCGTGGCTGCTGCGTGACCGAACACGTCCGCCAGGGCAACGAAGCGGTGTTTCTGGTGGCTGACACCAATGACGCCGAACCGGTAACCCGCGGCATCAACGGCATGATCGCTACGCGCTCCGACAACCTGACCCAATCCACTGCAACTTTGGTGGAATGGCATGACAAGGTGCGCAAAACCAAGTTCAACGCTTTCGCTTCTCAGGGTGACGCACGTCGCATCATGCAAGATGGCAGCATCAAGGTCATCAACCGCAAGATCGATCAGTCAATCCTGACGCAGCTGAACACTGCAACCAACGACACCGGCAACGCTGTCGAAGGTTCGCACTCGCTGATCATGAAAGCGGTGACCATCCTTGGTAACAACGACGTTGATCTTGAAGAAGAAGACAACATGTTTTGCGTTATCTCTCCCGCGCTGCGCGCATTCATGCTGCAGATCAAAGAGTACACGTCAGGCGAATACGTTGAAATGAAGCTGCTCAACGGCCCCATCCGCAAGGTATGGCGTGCAATGGGCATCAACTGGATCACTCACAGTAAAGTGCCAGGCGTGGCAACTTCTGCTGAGAAGTGCTTCATGTTCCACCGTAATGCCATCGGTCACGCTGCCGATATGGAAGGTGCCGACATTGGCGCTGGGTACAACGAAGAGGATTCGTACTACTGGGCACGCACCAGCGTGTTCATGGGCTCGAAGCTTCTCCAGAACTCTGGCGTTGTTGTCATCAACCACGACGGCAGCCGTTACGTCGCAAGCTGATCATGATTGCCCGGTGTGATGCCGGGCTTTCTGTTTGTCGGTTTTCAAATTATTTTTCTCAAGGAGACACCAAATGTCTTACGCAACTACCAATCCGCCGAAATGCCTTCTGCCGCGCATGGGCACCGACGGTGTGGCTCTCTGGGCCTACACCTCGACCGATGTTCACACCGATGTTGACGCCTCTGATTATTTCAGCGACGGCTATGACCTCGGCATGAAAGTGGGTGACATCGTGCTTGTCAGCAAGTCAAGCGCCACGATCGGCACGACCATTCACTACGTCCAAACGGTTACGACCAACGGCGCCGCCACAATCGCTGCTGCCATCCTGGCCTAATCCAACCTCTCAAAACACGGAAAGACGGGGCGCTTTGGCGCCTCGTTTTTTTTGAGGAATTCGCATGAAAAAGATTCGCAGCGGCCAATTCAAAGAGGCCCAATTTGTATTCAAAACGTTCTCCGCTAGACCTGAAGAAGGCACGGTTGTTGAGGACATTCTTGCGCCTGCGTATTGGGCAAACATTGCTGAACAGCTTCAGCCAGGATCACGCATTGAAGTGATGCCCCTTGATGGCGCCTTCTTTGCTGAATTGATTGTTGTGTCATCCAATCGCACGGCAGCGGTAGTTGTTCCGTTGCGCGTTGTGGATCTCACGTTAAAAGTGGGCGCTACCGAAAGCGGTGATGATCCTGAGTATTCCGTGAAATTCCGCGGGCCACGCAAATTCTGCGTGATTCGCAACGCTGATGGTCAGCCCGTCATTGAAGACATTGACACCAAAGAACAGGCCTATCGTGAGTTGAGCGATTACGTCAAAGCCCACAAGCCACGCGCTGCCTGATAGCGAGATAGCCAATGAGCACGACACGCCTGAAACTCTACAACTCCGCGCTTTTCCTTGTCGGTGAACGCAACCTTGCATCATTGAGCGAAAACCGTTTACCGCGTCGGCTGCTGGATCATCTGTGGGATAACGGCGTTGTCGATTTTTGCCTTGAGCAAAAGCAATGGAAGTTCGCGACGCGCACAATCAGGCTGGATTCTGACCCGTCGATTGAACCGGATTTCGGGTATCAGTATGGGTTTGTGAAGCCGTCCGATTGCCTGCGCACTGTCGCGTTGTGCTCCGATGAATACTTTGATCACCCGATTGAACGCTATTCGGATGAGGCAGGTTATTGGTTTACCGAAACAGATCCTCTGTACATCAAGTACGTCTCGAACGATTCGCAGTTTGGCGCTGATCTTTCACTGTGGCCGAAGTCATTCGAGTTTTACGTTGCCGCGCACATGGCCGCTGAGATCTGCCTTGGGCTTAACCAGGCGGAAACCAAGCAGGCGGCGCTGCGGAAAATGGCCGATGAGCTGCTGAAGAAAGCGGCCAGCAAAGATGCGATGGACGGCCCCACCCAACGACTGCCGTCAGGAACGTGGACGAATGCGCGGGCCGGGCGGGTCGATCGTGAAGGGCGTGGCAATCGGCAGGAGTTGATCGGGTGAGTTATTTATAAAACCCAGCCTTTGATTTTGTAAGCTGTTTTGTTTCAACGGCTCCCTCAGCTGTCCACGGAAGCTTTGATCTAACAAGCCTTGTTCTTAAAAGCTCTTTTGATACGCCGGTTTCTCTTGCAAGCTCTGCGATTGTTAGTAGCCTCCCTTTGTAAGGGTAGAATTTGTTTGTTTCTCTGTTGTTGGCTTGCTCTATTTTGGTTGCCCACCTGACGTTGTCGGGAGAATAACCAAGATCATTGTTTATTCTGTCCAGTGTGTGGCTTGACGTTGGTCTTTCTCCGACATCAGCAAGAAAGCATTCAAAACCAGAAAGGCCTTTTTCTCCGTGTCGCCAGCGACCGCATACAGAAATGCCTTTTTGCTTATAGTGATTAAACGACGGGCATGATGGCGATTCACATCTTGCAATCATGTTTTGCCATGACCTGTAGGTTGGAGATTTTCCCCAGTCTCCAGTGTGTTTGTGTTTGCCGCGCTTACATCCGCATGACTCGGCACCTGTTCCTTTAAGGTATGTCGTGCGCATGTTTTTGATTGTTCCGCATTCGCATTTGCATACCCATACGGCGTATCCATTTTCAGAATGCGAAAATTCAATGACAGTCCACGATTTAAATTTTTGACCGGAAATATTTTTAAAGCTTCCGCGACCAGACATTAGACCACCAGATAAAGCAAAAGGTTCTACATTATATGGCAAGAGAAAATGTGAGTCTCCTATGTTTTAACAGGGGCGTCATATCTGAACTTGCGCTTGCCAGAACGGATCTCCCGCGTACTGCGCTGTCAGCGTCTGAGCAAACGAATTGGATGCCGCGCACGCTTGGCAGCATGATGTTGCGCCCGGGTACTGAGTATATCGGTGGCATGTATCAGAACCATACGGCACGATTGATACCATTCATTTTTGCAGCCGATGATTGCGCGCTGATTGAACTGACCAGTGGAATCCTGCGCGTGTGGGTGGACGATGCCATTGTCACAAGGCCGTCCGTTTCTGCCACCGTCAGCAATGGCACATTTGATACTGACTTATCAGGCTGGTCAGATTCAAGCGACGCAGGCGCAAGTTCGGCGTGGGTTTCCGGTGGATATCTTGGCCTTACAGGTACAGGCACCGGGTCAGCCGAACGCAGGCAGCAGGTTGTCGTTGCCGCTGAGGATGAAGGCGTTGAGCATGCGTTGAGGATCGTTGTTTCTCGCGGCCCCGTTCGTTTGCGCGTGGGCTCTACTGCTACTCGCGATGATTTCGTGTCAGAGACAACCCTTGGCCAGGGGTATCACTCCATTGCCTTTACTCCGACGGGTAGTGATTTCTGGATTCAGCTGCTTAATGAAAAGAAGGCGGTTTCGTTGGTGACCTCGGTCGAGGTCGAGGCGGCTGGTGAGATTACGCTCCCGACGTCATGGGCATCTACTGAACTTCCTTTGCTGCGCTGGGATCAGTCAGGCGATGTTGTCTATGTGGCATGCGAGGGCGAGCAACAGTACAAGATCGAGAGACGATCAGCGACGTCATGGTCAATTGTCCGGTATATGCCGAATGACGGCCCGTTTTTCACGTATAACCAAGGCGGAATTAAGCTGACCCCCTCTGGATTAAGCGGAAACATAACGATCACGTCTTCTGGGCGATTCTTCAAAGAAGAGCATGTCCGCGCGCTATTCAGGATTGATTCGATTGGCCAGCGAGTAGAAGAATCGTTCGTTGCTGAAGATACTTGGTCAGGCGATATTCGCATCACCGGGATCGGGGACTCTCGCAAATTCTCTATCGTGCGTTCTGGAACATGGTCGGCAACGCTCACGCTGCAGCGCTCAATCGGTGAATCCGGGGCATGGTCAGATGTGACGACATACACCAGCAACGGAACGACGACCTACGATGATGAGCTTGACAACATGGTCGTGTTTTATCGGATTGGCGTTAAAACTGGTGGCTATACATCCGGTACCGCAGTCGTGAGCATGGAGTTTGAAGGCGGTTCAACGACTGGTGTTGTGCGTGTAACCAGTTACGTTAGCGACACCGAAGTCACCGCAGCCGTGCTTGTTGATCTGGGTGGCACCGACGCCACGACGGCATGGGCAGAAGGCATGTGGTCTGACTATCGGGGCTTCCCGACATCGGTCTCGCTGTATGATGGCCGCTTGTGGTGGGCCGGCAAAGATAAAGTCTGGGGCTCCGTCTCCGACGGTTATGAATCGTTTGACGATGAGGTCATTGGCGACTCGGCGCCCATCAATCGATCGATCGGATCTGGCACCATTGACGTTATCAACTGGCTGGCCCCTGTTTCGCGTCTACTGGTGGGCAATGATGCCCGTATTATGTCGGCCAAATCATCCAGCTTTGATGAGCCCCTGACGGCAACCAACTTCAGCCTCAAACCTATTTCATCCCAAGGCGCGGCGAAGGTTGCCAATGCGATCGTCGACAAGTCGGTGCTGTTTGTTCAGCGCTCTGGCTCGCGCCTGTATCAACTGGGTTTTGATATCCAAGAAAACGAATATTCGCCTGCGGATCTGATGGCGCTGATTCCAGACATCGGGCAGCCAGGGATTGTGAAGGTTGCGGTTCAGACGCAGCCTGACACTCGCGTGCACTGTGTTCGATCTGACGGAAAGGTGGCAATTCTGGTCAGCGAAGTGGTTGAAAATGTCAGGTGCTGGGTACTGTTTGAAACCGACGGCGTGGTTGAGGATTGTGTTGTGCTGCCCGGCACCGATGAGGATGCCGTTTATTACGTGGTACGCAGGACGATCAACGGGTCGACGGTTCGCTATCTGGAAAAGTGGGCGCAAGAATCTGAAGCGGTCGGCGGCACCGTCAACAAGCTTTCGGATTGCTTTCTTGAGTATTCTGGATCGGCAACCACTACGATTACCGGCTTGTCGCATCTTGAGGGTGAAAGCGTTTGCGTGTGGGGCGCAGGCAAGGATCTTGGCACGTTCACCGTGGCCAGCGGCCAAATCACCGGGCTTGGCGAGTCAGTCACTCGGGCGTTTGTCGGTCTCCCATATACGGCGCGGTTCAAGTCGACAAAGCTTGCCTATGGCGCGCAACTTGGCTCTTCGCTTGTCCAGCCAAAGCGCATCAATCAGCTGGGCGTGATCCTCAAAGACACCCATTATCAAGGCCTTTCCTATGGCCCTGACTTTGATCATCTTGATGAGCTGCCGCTAACTTCTGGCTGGTCCGCGATCAGTGAAGACACGGTTCACGATACGTTTGACGAAGTTGCATTCGAGTTCCCGGGCACATGGGATACCGATTCAAGGCTTTGCCTGCAAGCACAATCGCCGCGTCCGTGCACCGTGTTGGCTTGCGTTGTCGGGCTGAGCACCCATGACAAAGCCTAAGATCCGCCCCGCGCGACTGGGCGACTTTCTGGCGTTCTATGGTCATCCGCCTAAGAATACGGTCAGGGCTATTGTCGTCGAAAACGCCGGCCAGGTTATTGGGTTTGGTGGGGTGGAACGGCATCCCGGCATGTATGTGGCTTTTTCGGACATCACTGATGAGCTGCGTGCACGCAAGGTCGTGCTGATGAAGGCAGCCCGGGCGACGATGGATCTTGTCAAGCAGTGCCGGTTGCCAGTGGTAACCATTCAAGACGTCAACGAAAAGACGTCGTGCAATTTTCTGATCCATTTGGGCTTTGTCCCGACCGAAGAACCGGAGGTCTTTCTATGGCGTTCCTAGCCGCTGCCGCTCCATACATGATGGCTGCATCTGCTGTCATTGGGGTGGGCTCAACGCTGATGGCCGGCAAGCAGCAAAATGATCTCGCTAGGTTTGAGGCCGGCCAGATGGAAGCCAATGCCAAGGCTGAGCGAGCGGCGTCGCAGCGGGTAGCTGATGATGAGCGCAAGAGATCCGACTACCTGCAAAGCCGGGCAACGGCGCTGGCCGCGTCATCGGGGGGCGCTGCCAATGATCCGACCATTGAAAACATCATTGCCGGACTGGATTCAGAAGGCGAATATCGTGCGTTGTCTGCGCTGTACAATGGAGAACAAGCGGCGTCAGGTATGGAAATGGGTGCAAACGTCAGGCGCATCGAAGGGCGTAATGGGCGCCGCACTGCCAACTACAAAGCAGCAAACACGCTGATGTCATCCGGTGCATCCCTTTACGAAAAATATGGTGAGCTATAATGCCGCGCATTCCTGATGACATGACCGCCTACGGTGGCGGCCCTTCTTTGCAACCTCGCCGTGGTGTTGTTCAAGGGCCTACTGATGGCCGCCTTGATGCTATTGCTGACCTGGGCGAGACCATTGGAAAGATCGGCGAGCAGGTTCAAGAGCGCGAAGATAAGCTTAACGACGCGCGAGCAAGTTCCGAGTTTCTAAAGAGACATATTCAAGTCAATTCAGAATTTGAAAACGATAACGACTACGCCACCTATGGTGAGCGGTACAAGGAAAAGATCACAAAAGCTCGGGATGAAGCCGCTAATTTAATTCGCAATCCAGCCCGGCGCGAATCTTTCGTGCTTAGAACGGACGTTGATATTGAACAGGGCCTTGCCGGCATGGCGCGCAAAGCTTTTGCCAAAGAAAAGGACAACGGGCGGGCAAAGCTGAGCGGGCTTCTTGATGACTCGCAAAAGCTGATTGTCTCCACTGGTGATCCCGCAATCAGAAAGTCAGCCTATGAAAACGTTAATCAGTCCGTCGACGCTGCCATTGAAAACAACTGGCTGACACGCGAAGAGGGGGGCAACCTCAAGCGCAAGTTTGCCGAAGAATCGGCGCTGCAAGAATTCACGTCTAGGTCAGCAGAAGACCAGATAGGCATGCTGAAAAGCAATCATCCCGCGCTGCAGTACATTCCTGCCGACAAGCGTCAAGCGCTGGAAGAACGTGCGACCTCGTCAGTGACATCAAAGCTGTTTTTGAAGAAGCGGATCGAGAATCTGCAGCGCGCCGAAACCTATGATCAGCTTGCCGATATGCTTGAAGAAGCAGAAGGCGATATCACTGCAATCCCTGGCGATGCCTTCCTGTCACTGAAACCTGAGCAACAAAAAAACTTGCGCCAGTACGGGGCAAATCTCGCGTCAGGAAAGTACAACGTGACCGATGTAACCCGATATCATGACCTGAAGAATCTGGCCGCAAATCCTGTTACGCGGGAATCGTTTCTGAACAAGGATCTCACGAATGAGGTGTTTGACTTCGCGCCAACTGAGCGCAAGGAATTGATCAACCTGCAAGCAAAGCTGAGAAACAAGGATCCTGAAACCGAAAAGATGCTCGATGGTTATCGGTCGGTTGGCCAGCGGTTGAATGACACGCTGATTCAGGCCGGGATCAACACGAAGCCAAAGGCTGAATCAGACGATGCCAAGTCGCTTGCGTCGCTGCGTGACAGCGTTGAGCGCAGCATCATCAAGGAAAAAGAACGCCAAGGCAAAAAAGAACTGACTGCAGAAGATGAGCAGCGCATCATTGATCGTGAGCTGATCAAGCAGAAAACGCCGGGCTGGTTCGGTACTGATGTTGGGGCGGGTGAGCGTTACACGTTCCAGGCCACGATTGATGATGTCAGCGATGAAGATCGCGCGAACATCGAAGCCGCGCTGAGGGCGAAAGGCCAACAAGTCAGCGACGCAAACATTCTCAAGCTGTACACCGAAAAACTGAAAAGAGACGCGATGAATGGCAGATAACGAATATCTGGGCCTTGCCGATGATGTTTTTGGTGGTGAAGAAGCGCAGCCGGTTGCAACGCCTGGGGCTCGAGCCGGAATGTATGCGGCCAGCGTTGAGCCCGTGCGCGGGGAATCGATCGAGCTTGCACGTGAATTGAATCTGCCGGTCGGCACGGTTGAGCGCAATTTTGATGAGCTGTCCAAACTCGCCAAGCGTCGCCGGATTGATTACGGGAAGCTGGCCACTGATGCACCACTCACAAACCAATGGCTCGCGGATCCGGTCAACGCATCAGCTGCGCAGGATGACATCGACAACCTGACGGGCATTGAGCAGGCTTGGGATTACCTGAAGAAGGGAGCAAGCGCTCTTGGTTCCGGCCTGCCGAAGTTCAACGAAGGGGTTTACGGAGCGGCGCAGATGGCGACCGATACCGCGCGCACCTACGTTACCGAACCGCTTTCAACGCCAATCAATACCGGCCTGTTTGATCTGCAGGTGCTGCCGAACGATCCGCTTGCGCCTGTGTCTGATTTCTTCAGCGGGTTGCGCCAGGGGCAAAAGGGCCTTGCTGATCGCATGATGCCGAAGGCCGACGGCTCCGTTGAGGCCGGCGTTTATTCGGGGCTGCAGTCGCTTGGGCAAAACATGCTGACTCTCCCGGCTGCGGTCATGTCAGGTAACCCGGGCGTCGCTCTGGCTCCCATGGTGGGCGGCGTGGCCGGTCAAGAGTATGGCCGTGCGCGCGACAAGGGCGTCGACTATTCGGCTGCCGCCGTGTATGCGACTTCACAGGCGGCGGTTGAGTTCGCCACTGAGAAGCTGCCGATGGGCATGCTGATCAAGGATCTGGAAAAGAACACGGGGTTCATCTCCATGTTCGCCAAGCAGCTGGCTGCTGAAATGCCGGGGGAACAGATCGCTACGATTCTGCAGGATCTCAACGAATGGGCGGTTCTGAATCCTGACAAGTCATTCAGCCAGTATCTTGCTGAGCGCCCCAATGCTGCGCTGCAGACCGCGGTTGCTACCGTGGTGGGTACCGGTGGCATGGTCACCACTGCCAAGGCCATCGACAAGGCGGCCGGCATGTTCGACGCTCGCGCCAACAAGGCCGCAAAGGCCATGGAAGCGCGCAAGGCCTTCGAGCGCATGAACAAGGCTGTCGAGCAGGTCACAGTTAAGAACGTGTCGCCATCGACAATGCAGGCCTTTTCCGACCATGTGGCGCAGGGCGGCAGCGTCTACGTCGACGCTAACCAACTGGCCAACGCGCTCCAACAGTCAGGCATCGACATCAATCAGGCCATGGCTGACATCCCGTCGATCGGCGAACAGTTCCAGCAAAAGGCTGCGGCCGGCCAGCACATCAAGATACCGGCAGGGGAATTCCTGACCAAAGTCGCCGGTACCAATTACGCGCAAGCAATGCTGGATCACCTGAAGACCGACCCGAACGACTGGAGTCAGGCTGAAGCTGATGAGGTGGTGAAGGGCAACAATGAGGCCGCCAAGGCTGAGGTCGAGCGGATCATTAAGGTTCAGCGTGACCGGGATGCTCACGAAGCGTCTGCCGATATTGTACGCAAGAATTTTGAGGATCAGCTGAATACCGCCAACAGATTCAGCAAAGACGTGAACAAAGCCAAGGCGCAATTGCTGAGCAGCTTCTTTTCGGTAATGGCTGCGCGCTTGGGGATCACACCTGAGAAGATGGCCGACATGTACCAGCTGCAGGTCAAGGCTGAGGCCGTGGGCCAGGCTGCGAACACGCTGAACCAGGGCAAGCCATTTGCTGAGGAAAAGCTTGCTGAGTTTGGGCAGTTCAAAACCGGTCAGCCGGTGACGTTCGACTTTGCCCATAACACGGAAAGCGCAACCAAGCTATTTGGTATACCGAAGAAGGGCGCTCCCTTTGGTCGTTTCATGGAGCCATCCGGGCGCTATGTCGTTGCTGTTGATAATGCCGCTGAAGTCGAGCAGGACGGAAAGACGGTTGCCGGTACGCTTACGTTCAATAATCCGCTTGTGTTGAATGTGGACACTTGGAAACAGGATCTTTTTGACCACTACAAAAAACGCGGAAAGGCCTTGAGCAAGGCATTGATTGCCGACGGTTATGATGGCGTTGTGACTGGTGACAAGTATGGCGTGGCTGAAATCCTTGACCTGACCACGTTTGATGAGGGCAAGGCGCTATATCAATCACCCGTTTCCCTGCCCGACACCATTGACATCGACGGCCAGCAACGCCCGACGCGCAATAGTAACGGCCAGCCTATAGCGCAGACCGAACAGGGTGTTCGCAACTTTTACAAGTGGTTCGGTGATTCCAAGGTGGTCGACGACCAGGGCAGGCCGCTGCGCGTATTCCACGGCACGGCGAGCGACATCACGGCGTTTGATATTGGCAGATCCGGCGAATCCACCGGAAACACCGGATTTTACGGGGCTGGCGCATATTTCAGCGAAGATGCAGATTATGCTTCCGGTTTTTCGTTTTGGGCAAGGCGCTCGGATGATCAGGCGCCCAACGTTGTGCCCGTCTATTTGTCCCTGAAAAACCCGGCGTACATCAACATCACCCCGCGGTCGCAAGCTGCGAGCGAGAAATCCCGGGCCACCGCAGAAAAGATAATCAGCACGATGATCGCACGCGGAACTGACCAAGCGGTCGTCGATAAGTTGCAGGGCTTCGTAAGTGAGAACAAATTCGAGCCGTTTATGGGCACGCTTTACAACGCGCTCGGCGGTGGAACAGGCACGACCGCGTTGCTAAAAGAGGCTGGCTTCGATGGCGTGACAATTTATGGCGGCATAAGCGGCAAAGAAAAGCTGGCCGAGGCGGTCGCTTTCGACCCGACCCAAATCAAATCCGCCGTCGGTAACAACGGCGAGTTCGACCCGCAGAACCCGAACATTCTCTACCAGGGCGGGCCGGCTGAACGCGACCTGATCATCACGCACAACCTGACGGAAAGTAACTTGTTGCACGCCGTCAAGATGGGCGGGATCCCGGTGCCGTCCCTTGCAGTCACGAAGGCCGAAACGCCGCTTGCTGGGTTCGGCGACATAACGCTTATTGGGCCGGCTGAAATGGCGGATCCGAAAGGGTACGCAAAAACGCAGGTCTACGGCGCCGACATCTACAGCCCGCGCTATCCAAGCGTTGAGCGTGAACTAGACAAGAGTGCTCTTGCTAAGTTGCGCAAAGAGTATGCGCCGCTTGAAGAAAAGTTCAATTCGCGACTACCAGACCAGGACGATCTTGAGCGTGAAGGCCAAGAAAGGATGGAACGCAGCCCGGTTGTCATGGCCAAGTTCCTGGCTGACAAAGGCATTGAGCCCGCCGTTGCCTTCCGCCCCGGCATGAATGAGCAGCGCGTAAAACGTTTGGAGTCGTTCGGCTTGGGGCCATATCTGGAAGCGACCAGCGTCTATGACCTGATGGAAGACGAAGGATTCTTTCAGGCTGCGCTTGCCGAACTCATTGACCAGTATCAAAAGATGGGCGGGCGCAAGGAGATAATGGTTCAAAAGCTCCGCACTGATGAAGATACGCAGCAAAACCTTGTTCGTGATCTTGCCCGTGAAATTGTAAGCGCTGCCAAGCTGCGCAAGCGGCCTGACATCGATGTATATGCGTCGATGAGCGCAATGGAGAAACAGATTCAAGACGCCAATTTGGCCAATGACTATCAGCAGTTTGTCGTTGATTCCCTTGATGGCATAACCAAATCTGAGCGTATTTTTCAGGGCTTCAACAATTCAGGAAAGCGCAAGTACATCCCGCATACTCTTGAAAACGTGGTCAAGATCCTGAAGAAGGAATTGCGCGGCGGCGAAGGTTTCAACTATGGCGTCGGATCATTGCGCGCCAAGTTCACGCCACAATTCAAAAGCGTTGCCGATATTCGCAAGAACAAAGAAAGGCTTCTGAGCGAAGGCGATTTCGACAAGATAAAAGACGAAATAAACGACGAGTTTTTTGCTCTTGTTGATCTCATGAAAACGCGCAACGAAACCGCCATTGCCATCCTTGAGGACGCTCCAAAGATGGGGCTTGAGGCTGCCGCCAAGGATTTCAACATTGAGCTGAGCGAAAGCGCCAAGCAGAAAGCAGTCGAGTTTTTGGAGAAACTTCATCATCTGCCGACGGCCTACTTTGAAGCGAAGATCTTGCGCGATGTCGCAATTGAGGAATTCAAGGGTGCGGCTGTTCCAGACAACACATCAGAACAGGTTCGCTCTGAGCTGGAAAAGCGCGGCCTGAAAGTTGTTGAGTACAAAGCGAACGACAACAATGACCGTGCGCGCGCTGTTAAGTCGTTGTCGACTGAGCTGAATACGCTGTTCCAAGAAGAACAAAACAATCAGCGTCCCCTCGCTGAGATCTCTTTTGCCAACGACATCACGTCGACGCCGACCGTCATAACCTTGCTGAAGGGCGCCAACCTTTCCAGCTTCATTCATGAAAGCGGGCATTTTTTCCTTGAGGTGCTAAGCGATCTTGCATCCAAAGGATTGGGCTCCACTCAAAAAGAGAACAAAGCCTCAAGCATCATTGTTAAGGCAAACAATGAGGTAGACCGTCTTGTTGCCAAGCACAAAGGTGAGGCAGAGTTCGGGCCATACTTCAAGGGGGATATGCAAGATCACGATCGAGGTGCGGCCAGAATTGTTCAGAAGTATTGGGACGAACTTTCTGGAGACGTTCAAGAATTTCTTATGCTGCGAAATGCAAAGGATTGGGAAACAGGGGAGATCATCCCTGGCTATGAAAGCATAAGGGGCACGCACATATATGATCTCCGTAAACAGCTCGAAGATATGGCTCTACAAGATGAATCGCCGAATGCGGCGGTTGTCTCTAAGCAGCTTGTCGACGATTTCAACACCGTCATGGATTGGTTTGGAATTAGCGGCAAGAAGCCTGCACCGCTGACAGAGAATTACAAAGGGTACACTCTGCGTTTTAATCCTGAAGATGTTTCAGTAACGGCAGAAAAAGACGGGCTTATTGTCGGCACTTTTGGAATGGAAGTTTTACCAAATGGGCAGACGACACTTGCTGACTTTGACGTGAAAGAGGGGCATCGCCGTAAGGGTATCGCTACTGCGATGCAGGACTTTGCTCGCAAGCATGTTAATCAGCTTACATACAAAAATACAGTTTTCACTGAGGATGGCAAAGCGTTTGCGTCTGCTAGTGTTTTGGCGGACACCATGGATCCGTATTATGGCGGAAAAGGTTCCGGGCCAATTGATGCGCCACTTGATGAGCAAAAGAGCGCGCTTGAAATATGGCGATCTATGACGCTGGAAGAAAAGCGCCCATATCATGAACAGTTTGCGCGCGGGTTTGAGGTCTACGCATGGGAAGGGAAGGCGCCAAGCCTTGCGCTGGCCAAGCTGTTCCAGCGTTTCCGTGCGTGGATGCTGGACGCTTACAAGAAACTGCTGGATGCGTTCAACAATAAGGATCTCGGTACTGCGCTTGACGTTAAGCTGAGCAATGAAGTGCGATCGGTCATGGATCGCATGCTTGCAACGCAAGAGCAGATCTACGAAGCAAACGCAGCGCGCGGGTACATGCCGGCCTTTGCGACCAAAGAAGAGGCGGAAGCCGCTGGCGTCGACTGGGATGAATACCGGGCCAACATCGAGCAGGCCGACCAGGACGCTATAACTGCGCTTGAGAGTCGCAGCCTGCGCGATATGCAATGGTTTCGCAACGCCCACAACAAAGAGGTGCGGCGCCTTCGCCGGGAGGCTGCAGGACTTCGCCGGGAGGCCAGGATTGCAGCACGCGCTGAGGTCTTGAGCCATCCCGTGTATCGGGTCATGCAGTTCCTGACGGCACCGGTAGACGCGCTGAAGGTCAAGAAAGCGAAGGGCGACCCGAATGCTGTGGATCCGGCAACTGATACCCTGCTTGTTGCCGTGGCCAAGCTTGGCGGCCTGCAGCGTGACATGGCGGTTGATCAGTTCGGCCTTGATCCGGGCGACTTCAAGAAAACCCCTGTGTTCGGCAAACCTATCCTGCGTCGCAATGGCGGCATGACACCCGACGGTATGGCTGAGGCGCTGGCGCAGCTCGGCTATATGCCATCGAAGTTTGGCGAAAGCTGGGACATGAATGATCTCGGCGACTACCTGCACGACGAAGGCAAGGGCATCCCGCACTATTCGGAAACCTTCGACTATCGCAACCTGGAAGACAAGACCGGTGGCATGCAGGATCTGGAAGCCAATCCGTTTGCCGGTGGTCGGATCGATCGTGAATCGATGGTGCGGGAATACGGTGGTTCTACTGAAGAATTCCCATGGGAAAACTTGGGCGCCATGCTGTCGAACGACGGCATTCATCCCGATGTGATTGCGGATCAGTTCGGTTTTCAGTCCGGCGACGAAATGGTCAGGTTCCTGATGGAAGCAAAAGACATGGTTTCCGCCATCGAGGACACCACTGACCGGATCATGTTTGAACGGCATGGCGACCTGACCAGTAAAGAGGCGCTGGACAAGGCCGCTGATGAAGCGATTCACAACAAGATGCGGGCGAAGGTGCTGGCCACTGAAGCCAACGCTCTAGCGAAGACGCTGGGTGCCCGTGGCATCACCGCCAAAGCTGCTCGGGTGTTTGCCGAACGGATCCTTGCCGGCATGAAGATCCTGGACATCAAGCCGTCACACTTTGCCGCTGAGGAATCCAAGGCGGCGGCCAGGTTCGACAAGGCGCGCAAGAAGGGCAACGTCAACGATCAGGCGCTGGAAAAACGCAATCAGCTGGTCAACAACATTGCAACGCGGCTGGCTTATGACGCTGAGGAAGAAGTTGCAAAAGCGGTCAGACACTTCAAGCAACTGCAAAAGCCGGGCTCTCAGAAGTCGATGCGGGGCGAATACCTTGAGCAGCTGAACATCCTGCTTGAGCGTTTCGAGCTTCGCGGCGCCGGCAACACGAAGAAGGCTATCACCAAAGCGAACACCCTGCCGAAGTTTGCCGACTGGCTGCAGGCGAAAGCTGAGGAATTGGGCGCCCCGACTCCCGACATGGTTGCGTTTGTGCTTGATGGCGGGGTGCGCAAGCCGTACCGCGACATGACGCTGGAAGAATTCCGCAGTCTTGTCGATGCCGTCAAACAGCTTGAACACTTGGCACGTCGCGAACAAAAGCAGTACATGGAAATTCGCGGCATGGAGCTCGAGCAGGAGAAAAACGCGATCCTTGATCGGCTGCGCCAGTTCCATCCTGAAGCGTTTGACGCAGACGGAAAACCGAAAGGGCAGGCGCCTGACTTTGTGCCGTCACTCAAGGCAAAGCTGGGCGACAATGCTGACGCAATGCTGGGCGAATTTCTTGGCAACGAGACGATCATCAACATCCTTGAAGGCGGCGATCTAGGCCTTCTGCATGAGTCATTTTTCAAGCGGATCTCTGACCGTTCCAACTGGAGAACTACCAGGCTTGAGGGCGTATTCAAAAAGCTTGAACCATTGTTCGATCAATATTCCGTTATGGAAAAGCGCGCCTTTTCGATGAAGGACATCGGGGGCGAGATCGGTATTCCTATTACCCGCGAGAAAGCGCTTGGCGTTGCGCTGTTGGTAGGTAACGCTGAAGGCCGTGAGCGCGTGCGCAATTACGGGTGGACGGATGAGCAGATCATCAAGATCATCGATCTGCTGGATGAGCGCGACAAGCGTCTTGCTGAAGGCATTTGGGATCTTTTTGATAATGACCTGTGGCCGGATCTGAAAGCGCTGAACGAACGCACTGCCGGCAAGGCCCCGCCGAAGGTTGAGGCAACGCCATTCACGAACCGCCTGGGCACCTGGCCGGGTGGTTACATGCGGCTGAAGTACGACACTGATCTTGATGAGCGGGCCTATAAGTTCGACGTTGAGCAATCGCTGTCAGACCTGCGCAACGGCATGGGCATGACCGGAAAAACTCCGCAGGGCACCAGTCAAGAGCGCAAGAAAGGCGTCTTGATGCGCCCCCGTCTTGATTTCGGTGTGTTCGTTGAGACGGTCACTGAGACTGTGCATGACATCGCCTATCGTGAAGCCGTGTCAGACGTCATTCGTCTGCTCAACGACAAAGAGATTCAGGCCGCAATCAAGCAATCTGCCGGCGTTGAAACGTTTCGCGCAATGCGCCGCCGGGTGGCTGAAGTCGCAGCCAGGCCGCAGGATCCTTATGGCTTCATCGAAAAATTCGTTTCCATTGCTCGCCGCAATACGATCGTGACACTGATGTCCGGCGTTGGCACTGCATTCCAAAACTTTACCGGTTACATCCCAGCAACGGGGCGCGTCAATGCGTGGCTGTTGTCCCGCGAAGTCGCCAAGTTTGGGCGGCACCCGAAAAAAATGTATGAGTTCGCAACGTCGCGATCCGAATACATGCGGCACCGGTTCACATCCTACGAACAGGATCTTGTGAACACGGCGAAGAATCTGACCGTTAACGGATCAATGATGCCGGACACTGCAACGTTTCTTGCGCTGATGGGCTGGGTCGATCGTGGGGTTTCGGTACCGGTGTGGAACGCTGCCTTTGCTGAGGGCATGGAGAAGTACCGGGCCGATACATCGCTTGCGGTTGAGTATGCCGACCACGTTGTACGGCAAACGCAAGGCTCTGGGCGCATTGTCGACAAAGCCGGGATCATGACCGGGCATCCCCTGAAAACGATTTTTACCATGTTCTACAGCTATTTCAATTCGCAGCTGCAGCAATTGGTCAGGGCCGGGCTTATCAGCAAGCAGGAAGCCAAAACAAACCCGCGCAAAGCAGCGGGGCGGGTGGCCATGGCGTTTGTGGTCTTCTGGATCCTGCCGGCGCTGGTGACTGAAATGTTCCGGCGCACACCAGATGATGAGGACGATGAAGAGAAAGTCGCGCGCTACGCCAAGGGGCTGCTGCTTTACCCTGCCGCCATGTTCCCGATTGTGCGCGACATAGCACCGTGGGCCTGGGATAAGTACGTTGCTGATAGCGGCTGGGCCCGCTCGTTCAAGATGTCACCGGTTGAGTCTGCTGTTGAGGGCGTCGCCAAGGGCATCGAGTCGACGGTTGATATTGGGAAAGGCGACGGCGATCAGCAAGACGTCAAGAATCTGCTGATGGGTGTCGGCTTCACGTTTGGCGTTCCCGGCAAACTGATCAGCGATTTCGTCACCGGAACCTACAATTTTGCAACCGGTGAAGCCGGGCCGCAGGCCATGCTGTTAGGGCCGGAACCCACCAAAAAATAGCCGCTACAAAAACAATATCACCCCCACCAAAGGCTCGCATTTGCGGGCCTTTTTCGTTTCTGGAGAATGAACAATGACGACGATGACAGACCGCATAAGCGGGACGCTGGGAGGCCTTGCGTTCAAGGCGCCGGTCGTTGCGGTAACTACTGAAAATATTACGCTTTCAGGATTGCAGTCCATCAGCGGTGTATCCCTTGTTGCGGATGACCGGGTGCTTGTCAGGAGTCAGGCAGACGCTACAGAAAACGGCATTTATCTTGCGAGCACATCTGAATGGCAGCGCGCGAAAGACTTTGATGGAAACCGTGACGCCGTAGAAGGAACGCTTGTAAGGGATAACAACTATGGCGTTGTTTATTCAGCGCATGCGGCGGGTGACATCGACATTGGCACAACCGAAATTACATTCCCTATTGCATCGATAACATCGGATTTTGTTGTTAGCGTTACCAGCTCAGGCGCTATTGGTGATGGGGTTACGAATGATTCGTCTGCTATCCTATCGGCAATAACCGCTCTACGCAGAAATGCAATATCTATTCTCGACACCATTGGCGGCAACACGATTACAGCATATACAAGCGGCGAGCTGTATTTCCCTCCCGGTGTATATCTTGTTCCTCCTGATGTGCTCAACTTCACGCAAGACCTTGGCCTTACGCTGAGGGGTGCTGGCAGCCGGGGTAAATCAAACTTTTATCGAGGTGCAACAACACTACTTGTTAGCGGCACGTCATCTGGTTACGGCATTCGCGTATATCGCAATGGTGCCCGCAATTTAAAAATAATGGATATGGATATCTGCTATGCGACGAGCGGGTTTACTGGGTCACTGATTGATGTGCTGGACGCTCCGGGTTTGCACTTAATCCGCTGCTATGTCGGCACATACGGTATCACTGCCGGGACGCGCTTGCAGACTGCGGCCAGTCTGATCAGGTCTACTTATGACGAGTTTATGACGTTCGATTCGTGTGTGTTTGACGGTGCGGTTCGTGGGTGGTGGTCAGATGATACCCGTACCGAATTGGCTAACACGTTTGGTGGCAGTGTTACGAATTTCAATGATTGCACGTTCTACGATTTCAGCGAAAACAACATCTACCACGGCGGCACCAGAACGCGCCAAACGCTGAATTTGAACGGGACGATATTTAACCCTATCGCTGTTTCGCCGTCATCTAGCTGCATTAACGTTGACAACGTAGAAGGGCTTAATCTGCGCGGGGTGCAATTTACCCCCTCGACCACATACGCTCCTGCGTCCCAGTGGTTGCGTGCGACAAACTGCACAGGCACGATTGACGGCAACACTTTCGACGACCTAGCCCCCGCAGGTCTGCTATCCGGCAAGCTGTCGGTTAACGGCAACCGCATCTACTGCACGTCCGGGTTTACGCTGCAACAGGGCATCATTACCGGCAAGTCAAACGAGTTCAGCAAAGGGACAAGCGGTTGGATATTGTCGCCGACCGCGCCGCTTTGCGTCGATCTTGGGCCTGACGAATTCAAAACGAACGTTACTAACAGCTATTACATCGCTTCGGACTCTGCCGACTTGAGCGGCAGAATCCGCTACTGTTATGACCTCGACGCATCCACGGCAAAATTCACAAACGCATCGAGCAGGGTGTTGATCGAAAACGACGACAACAAAGACATATCCGTGTCAGCGTCTACCTACGCGATATCAATCAGGGACACGGGTCGAACTATCGTTGCAACCGGATCGGGTGCGCAAACATTCACGCTCCCAACTCCAGTTGCCGGTACCCGGCTGTATATTTTTAAGGCAGTAGCGCAAGACCTTACCATCGACTGCGCCGCTGGGACCAACTTTTTTGCAGGCGCTGGCGCTGTAAAGTCATCAGTAGATTCCAGCTCGGCAGATGTTGGCGGGTTTATCGAGCTTGAAGCGTATGCGGCGGTCGGCTGGAAAGTGGCATCGTTGTCAGGGACGTGGGTGTACTCGTGACAAAGTGTGGCTCGGGGTGTGGCTCGCTGTTTCTGGCTGATCATCGGTCTGGCTGGAAGCCGCGTGAATACTGGCGCGCTCGCCAGTGTTGTTTTGCAGTGTGCCGCCGAGCTTGACATTAAAATACGGTGGGGCGGCGACTGGAGCGGCGATGGCCGCTCAAGTGACGAGCGGTTTTTTGACGGCCCGCATTTCGAGCTTGTCTAGTCGTCGCGCATGCAGAAATCTGGCGTCCCGTCTCGCAGTTTGCCGCAATTATGGCAAAAGCAATTCAGCTCATTTCGCCCCTTCTTTAATCTCAGTGCAAACAAACACCGAATTACCTACGTAAAACTTTCCAATCTTTCGGCACTCAGTTGCAATCGCATAGTGAGCATAAAGCCAGCCGACGAGACAACCGGCTAATGCTGCAAGGATCAGTTTCATTTCGCCCCCTCTATCAGTGAAATAACGTCATCAATACTTACTGCGCTTGGGTTGTACACTCTTGGTAAAGCCTTAATCCGCTCAACAAGGTCAGATCTAGAAAAGTAACTACCTATATCTTGTACACAGCACAGTAGTTTGTTGAGCTTATCCTTGGCTACTTCATAACTATCATCAACATTGGCTACATCTAAGTGATGACACACCAATGCTTCATCAATAGCACGTAGCCAACCAGATTGTGCGGGCGGGTGGAGGTATAGCGGAATGCTCCAATAATCGTCTTGAAAGTCGGCAATTCTAGCGCTTAACCCATGATCAAATTCTACCTGTGCATTTTTGTGCGTATAGCAAAACGGCTCCTCTTTCACCCCCGGCGCTGCTTCCAGTGCTGCCCTTAATCCTGAGTGCATATTATTGGCACCACGGAACGCCTCGCACATCTCAAACGTAACAACACTGGTATCAAGAGTCTTTTTCATTCCCCACCTCCATATTTCAAACCACTGCGCACCCGCTTTGCGTAATCTTGCTGGGCTGCTTCTTTGGCATTGTCCATGCCTTCGATAGTGCAAAGCTTTGATACATGCACGCCATCTGGAACATACTCCAAATAGAGTACGTCATACTCAAAGCCAGAAGACACAACCTTGTAATAACCGAAAATGCTTGACGCTACCCAATGAGACCTGACATCAACAAACTTCAGCGGCTCGACTTCCTGCGCCAGTGCTATCAGCTCTTCGCAAAACTGAAGCAGTGATGATGTTTTGTCATGGGATTGTACGTAATACGTTTCTGCTAGTATTAGTAAATCTTGTTCACTGATTTTCATTGCTTCCCCCAAGTTGCTGTTTGTGAGTTCACCGAAGTTTCACCCGCTGTATCATGCGTGACAGCCCAGAACCGATAGCTGTAATTGCGGTTCGCATTTGGGAAAAAATATTGCGTGTCTTTCACCAGTTCAGTTTTGCCCGATAGCGTTTTACCGTCGCTACCTGTCCGTTCCCAGTGCACGACATAGCCAGCTAACTCGCTCGGCGGTAGCGGCCTGCCGTTTTCACGCATCGTCACAGGCGACCACGACACACATGGCTTGCGTTTTGATGCAGCCACTTCTGATTGATCTGGGCATGGTTCAGCGAAGGCAATGCAGGGGAGTAGTGCTAATAGTGTTAGACGTTTCATTGCGTTACCTTCTTTGCTGCGATCCTATTGTTCCACCTGCATACAGCCCTGTGACGTGAATTACACTCACCGTTAAATGAGTGGCCATCCTCACAAATCACCTTCCACCTACTGTTAAAATTCCAGTCATATGCCTGCGCAGGCTTACCACACCAGCAATCAGATACTGGTGGGGTTTTTATCGGCTGGCTCATTGCTTCCCCTCCAGTGCTTTGCGTGCTATGACAATAGTTGCCGTTGGCCAGCCACCAACATCATGTGTATCTATCATCAACTCTAAAGCCTGCTCAAGTTCTTTTATACGCATATCTTTTGCACCAACTTCTAATGCTGACATTATCAGCTGTGCATTAAGATCATCGTTTGTATGCTGCAATAAGATAGATTGCTCATCCCACACTTGCTTGTGGTGTTTAAGCTCAATAATCTTTTCTTCTTGTCTTGCACATATAAGCTTCAGTTGCTCGATCTCTTCGGCTTGTTCAGCAATAACCTGCCGCTTTAGTTCGATTTCCATTTGTTCTCTCTGGCTCATTCCGTCAGCCCCTCCGCCATTTCTTCAAGAGCAAATGAACAGGCGGCGCCGGATTGTGGCCCATATTGTCCGTGCTTTTCCCTATGTTCGTCGGTGATCTTGTCGCACACCTTCGCGGCTTCAATCAGTATCGCCGCTACGAATTCAGCGATACCGCTATCAATCAGGGTTATTACCTGTACGTCTGGCATTTTGTGGACATGCACATTTTTTGGATTATGGCATCCTAGCTTTTCCTCGTTGCGCCGCGCGATTTCCTGCGCGATTTCGATTATCCGCTGCTTGTCCATCACTCGCCCCTCAATGCTTGCCTGATCCGCTCCAATGCCTGCCATGCAAATAGCTCGTCCTTCTTGTTCAGCGCCATGTACATCACGTTTATATCCATCTCGGCACGCTCTAGTGCATTGCGCAGGCGCTGGCATTCTTCGCTAAGTCCACCAGCTATATGCTCCGCAAACAGCTTGCAAGACGTACTAGTTACGCTGCCACGGTCAGCAGTTGGGAAGTCAAAAAACTCTTCAAACTTTTCAGCTATTTCGTCGCGCGTCATCACTCGCCCCTCATCCAATACACTGCTTAAACATCTTATCGACCAGCTTTTTCAGCGCTGGCCACTCTTCCGGGTTAATGTTCAGTTTCACAAAGTCAGGCGGCTGGCAAATGCTGATAAACTCGCCTCCGCCTTCATCTTCGATTTCGACATGAAATGTCTGGTCTGCATGTGCCGGGTGACCTTCTGGCGCTAGTAC